CAAATGGAGAAAAGGTTGATACTCTTGAAGATTTCTGTAAATTATGTAAAGAGTGTGGCCTACATCCATATATTGAAATAAAACAAGGTAATATGTGGTAGGCTAATACAATTGATACTACTAATGCAAAATATAATGGTAAACCATATGCTATAAAACTTCTTGATATTGTAAATAGGTACGGTTTAAGAGGTAATGCTACATTTATTTCTTCAACTCCATATACATTAAGACTTATGGCTAAGTAGGATTAGAGCTATAGATATGGTATTGTGTATTTTGGACAGCTTAAAATCACAGACACAAATCTTACTACATTAATTAGCAAGATAGAAGAATTTAATAATGACACAGATGCATCTAAAGCTTATTTATTTGTAGATGTAAATATTGATAATCTTAAAACTGCAGATGCTAACATTGTAAATTTATTTGTTTCAAGGAACTGCGCACTTGAAGTATGGACTGCTAAAACAAAAGAAGATCTTGATAATTTAGATCCATATGTAACTGGTGTTACAAGCGACAACATACATGCAGGTGAAATATTAGCTAAGAAGATTTAATAATGTTTGATATACAAGGTGGTAAAATAAAGCTTAGTACTTAGGATTTAGCAATACCTCCATTTAAGGAGTATTATAATAATGCTGAAGATAAATCTTAGGCGCTAAAAGAGATTGAATATATCATTTGGCTATATAAATGGAATAGTCCATACGAGGCTTATCCAGAGAAAGAAAGACAATCTGTTGTAGGCAAAGATATGTTCAATGATGATAAATATAAACCTACTGCCGAAATGATGATATTAGCAAAAAGGTTTCAGGAGTTTCAACAGACTCCTGGAACCAGACTGCTTTCATCTTCATAGTCAGCAGCAGAGGGATTGATTGAAACTCTGAATTAGTATTCAGAAGGTAGTATGGATATAGACACAGCACTTAAAATCACACGAATCCTTAAAGATGTTAGTGGAGTAGTTAAATCTTTAGATATAGCTATGAAACAAGCTAAAGCTGAATAGCTTGAATCTGGTAAGGTTAAAGGCGGTGGTGTTATCGGTCTATATGAAACAGTTAAATAATTATGGTTGACTTTAATAAGAAGATTTATAATAGTGATAAATTTAGATAGGCAGCTATATTCTTTAAAGAACATGGTACTTATACATTAGCTCCTCCAGGAACTACTGATTATATAAAGTACTGGGATGAAGAAACTAATAGATGTCTATATGGATATGTTGCTCCTGATGGTGATGCTATAAGTGGATATAATTACTTTTATCTTAACTATAGCCCAATTATGAAACTTAGTGAGGTTGAGTATACAGATAGATATGGTAATAAACGTACAAGACGTGAACGTATATTAGAGTTCCCAAACTTCTGGGATTATGACTACTATTACTTTAACGCCATAGAAGAAGCTGAAACTGAAGGTAAGCATCTTGTTGTGCTTAAGTCAAGACAGCGCGGATACTCATTTAAAGGAGCATCTATGTTAGTACGTAATTATGAGTTAATACCTGGATCTAAAAGTTTTGCTGTAGCTTCAGAATAGAAGTTCTTGATTGGTGATGGTCTTCTTACTAAAGCTTGGCAAATAATGGATTTTATAGACAAGAATACAGCTTGGTCAAAACAACGTCTTACAAGTACACGTATGGAGCGCGTATCTGGTTTTAAGATTACAGACGAGTTTGGTAAGCAGACTGAGCAAGGTTACTTGTCTAGCATAACAGGTATCACACTTAAGAATGATCCTGAAAGACTTCGTGGTACTCGTGGTAAACTTGTATTATTTGAAGAGGGTGGTAAGTTCCCTAATCTTGAAACAGCATGGCGAGTTGAACAGCCTGCTGTAGAAACTGACGACGGTGTAGCTTTTGGTCTTTTGATTGCTTTCGGTACTGGAGGTACAGAAGGTGGTGCTTTTGATGGTCTTAAGAACTTATTCTATAAGCCAGAAGCATTCAACTGTTTGGCTTTCCCGAACATTTGGGATGATGGTCAAGAGTAGACTAAATGTGGATTCTTTGTTCCATCATGGTCTAATATGGAATCTACTGACGAGAATGGTAAGTAGAGGTTTATGGATCAATATGGAAACAGTCTTAAAGAGAAAGCTATAGAAGAACTTATTGCTTAGAGAAACAAAGTAAAAGATGGTGGTGCATCTCAGACATCTATTGATAGATTTATATCAGAGCGTCCGCTAAAGCCATAGGAGGCTGTTTTGGAGCTTGGTAAAAACATATTCCCAAGATAGTTGTTAATGAATCAATTAACACGTATTAGAACAAATGAGAAGCTACGAAATATGAAACATGTAGTAGACTTAGCTTGGGATGGAGAAGGGTAGGTTAAAGCTACTGAAAAGAAGTCTGGAGATATAACAACATATCATTTAAAGAAAGACGATAAACCTCATGGTTCAATTGTTATTTGGGAATATCCAATTAAAGATCCTCCGTTTGGATTATATATAGCTGGTGCGGATCCTTACGACCACGATGAGTCTTTTACAAATTCTTTAGGATCAACATTTATATTTAAACGTGTTAAAGCTGGAGAAGCTTGGAACGACGTTATTGTGGCAGAATATTCAGGAAGACCTGATACTGCTGAATAGTACTATGAAAATGTACGAAAGCTTTTAATCTTTTATAATGCGAGATTGTTATTTGAGAATGAACGTAAAGGTATTTATCCTTACTTTACAAATAAACATTGTGATTACTTATTAGCGGATTAGCCAGATAAAGTAATCTCTGAAGTATTTAAAGATTCAAAAGTACAAAGAAGAAAAGGATGTCATATGACTAAGTCTATTAGGGCTTATGGAGAAGGATTAATACTTGAATGGCTTATGGATGAATTTGAGCCAGGACATCCTAATATAGAAAGAGTATATAGCGAACCTCTAATAGAGGAACTTATAGAGAATGATGGCGTAAAGAACGTCGATAGAGTTATAGCATTATGTATGACTATGATATATAGGGAAGAGCTCTATTAGGTAAAGGTAGCTAAAAGTAAAGAAGAAAACAAATAGGTTGAACTCTTTGAAATGCCATTATTTAGCCAATCTTGGTGGAATGATGAGTAGCAGCAAGACGATATACCTGTATATACATTTTAACAATGATAGGAGTAAAAGATAATTTATATAGTGCCGCATTTCCATAGCAGAAGCTCCCGCTAACTAAGAAAGATGAAAAGTGGTAGCATGACTGTGTGGATTATATAATAGGTGAAGGCAATGTTACTTCTGGCGGCGGTAGGCGTGATACGCAGCATGGCGAGATGTAGACCTATTACAACTTATATAACAGTATCTTTGACGAGAAAGACTTTAAGCGTATAACAAATCCATTTAAGGTAGATGATGGTTTTCCTGCTACCCCTTAGGACTTTAATATTATTAGACCTAAGATTGATTTGCTTATAGGCGAGGAGACTAAAAGACCATTAAACTTTAGAGTTGTTCGCACATCTCAAGAAGCTGTATCAGAACTACAAGATAAGGAGAAAGAAATGCTTATGTAGTACATGATGGCAGCTATACAATCTAAGATGGGTCCAGAAGAACAGCAATAGTTTTAGCAATAGTTACAGAGTGGTGAGATTATGCCGCCAGAAGCTATAGCTAAGTATATGGATAAAGAGTACAAAGATGTTGTAGAGAATACTGCTTATCATACACTTGAATATCTTAAAGAAAGACTTTCATTACATAATGAGTTTATAAAAGGTTGGAAAGATGGTTTGATTAGTGGTACTGAAGTATACTACGTAGGAGTTCAAAATGGAGAACCTTACGCAGAGCGTGTAAATCCTATGGACTTTGATTATGACAAATGTCCAGACTTGGAATTTATAGAAGACGGTTCTTGGTGTGTCCGTAAGATGAGATTACCAGTAGCTGAGATATATGATAGATATAATGATAAGATGGATGAGAAAGATCTTAATAGACTTAATGAAATCTTATCAGGAACACCTATTGGTGATATGCCAGAAAGAGGACCAGTTGATGATTTTAATCATATAACAATGCACATATATGATAAGGATGGTTTTTCATTTTAGAATAAGCATTCTATTAATGTATGGCATGTATGCTGGAAGTCATTTAAGAAAATCTTCTATGTTACAGTTCTTGATGAAGCTGGAGAACCTTAGGTTACAATATGTGATGAAACATACAAACCTGTAGGTACTGAGGTTTCTATAGAACCAGATTGGATTATAGAGGTATGGGAAGGATATAGAGCTGGTTCTGATTTATATTTCGGAATACAGCCACTCGAATATCAACATGTAAGTATTGATAATCCAAACTCACAAAAGCTCCCTTATTGTGGTTGTGTTTATAGCGCAACAAACAGTAAGCCAAGGTCTTTAGTTAGCATACTAAAACCATTACAATATATGTACATTGTGCTGTGGTATCGGCTGGAGCTTGCAATAGCAAGAGACAAGGGAAAGGTAATTAATATGGATATTACTTAGATCCCTAAGTCTATGAATATTACACCTGATAGATGGATGCATTATCTATCTTCTGTAGGTGTTAACTTTATTAATCCTTATGAAGAGGGTTGGAATGTACCTGGTCGTGAAGGCGGTAAGCCAGCTACGTTTAATCAGATCACTTCTCTTGACTTAACAATGTCGTAGGTTATATCAGAGTACATACAGCTAATGGATAAGATAGAGCTATTAGCTGGTACTATATCTGGTATTACATCTTAGAGAGAAGGCGCTATTAGCACATCTGAACTTGTTGGTAATGTTGAAAGATCAGTAACTCAGTCGTCTCACATTACAGAGCCTTTATTCTGGGTTCATAATCAGTGTAAAAGACACGTGATGACTATGCTTCTTAATACAGCAAAAGGAGCTTGGGAAGGTACTGGTAAACAAAAACTTTCATATGTATTTGATAATGGCGAAAGAGCTTTCTTGGATATAGCTAAGAAGTTCTATTATGAAGATATGGATGTATTTGTAAGTGATACTTCTAAAGACATAGAGAACATACAGAAGTTACAACAGCTTATTCAACCAGCTATGTAGAATGGTGCAAGCTTACTTGAAGCGGCTGAGATTCTTACAAACGATAACTTCAATATACTTAAGCAGAAACTTAAGGACATGCAGACTCGTCAAGAGCAAATGCAGAAGCAACAGCAAGAAGCTGAAGCTCAACAGCAACAGCAATTGCAGCAGATGCAGAATGAAGCTAAACAGCAAGAGCTTATGCTTGAAGAAGCTAAGATGGATCTTGAGCGTTATAAGATTGATGCTGATAATCAGACTAAGATTGCAGTAGCTGAAATTAGTGCATATCGTGGTACTGAGGATAAGGATGCTAATATGAATGGTATACCTGATCCTATGGAGATCGCAAAGGATGCTACAGAGCAACGTAAGATTGATCAGGAGGCTTATTTAAAGCGCTATGAGGCGCGTTAGAAGCGTGAGATAGAAGATGCTAAGATAAGCTTAGAAAAGAAGCGTATGGACCACGAAATGGCTTTACAGAAGCAGAAAGATGATGCTGCGCTTTAGAGAGAGAAGATTAAAGCTTCTACAGCTTTAAAGAATAGAGTAACTGGTGAAAAGTAATGCTTATGAAACCAATTAAACAACCAAGTAGCAAATAGCCTAACAAGTTTTAGGCGTTTGCTAATAAGCTTGGACCTCTTGTTTATAATGGTCTTGTTAAGAGAGGCTACACAAAGAGGTCTACATATGACAATGTTATGAGTTAGTTGGCTTTTGAAAGCACATACGGAACAAGTAATATTGCTATTAATAACCACAACTATGGTGGTTATGGATATAATGGTAAAGGTTATAATGCATACAAGAATGACGAAGCTTTCATAGATGCTTATCTAAACGATATGGCTGGTAAATATAAGAAAGCTTTGAATGCTGACACCGTTGCTGATTATGCTAAAGAACTTAAACGTATAGGTTATTTTGAAGCTCCTCTTGATTAGTACACAAAGAATCTTGCAGGTATGCAGTCTGTTAGAAAAGCAGCAGCAGTTCACTATGGTTAGCCTATAGTTCAATAGAAACCTGCTTTAATGGCCGTGTAGCAGCCTAAAACATTCATACCTTAGGAAACAGCTTAGGCTATAGAAGAAAGCGCTTAGAACGCATTTAAATAGCCTGTATTGCCTCCTGTTGGTAGAGGTCCAGAACCATAGGTTGAAGTACCATAGCAATAGGGTAGCCCTTTTATATTTGAGCACTCAATAGATCTTCCTCCTATAGAATAGACTATGGGTGCTGTATTAAATGATTAGCCAATGGTTAATCTTCCAGGTTATAAAGGAGGTAAGGATGATGAATCTTTAAGGTACTTTGCTAAAGGTGCTAAGAACGCTGGATTTGTAGGACAAGATCAATCTGGAAATAACTACAATGTTGATTGGGATACCGTATAGAGAAGAGGTAATAAAATATATGCTGTTGTATCTAATGGTAAGAATAAAGGTTTATCTGATATAACATAGGCTACGACTGATGTTGGATAGTATGAATCACCATTTATACTTGACGATGTTTTAGTTACTGCTCCAAGATTATAGAAGAATACATCTAAACTAAAAGGAATAGATACTTCTAATGTACAACCAAGAATGTTGTAGAACACAAACTCTCCTACATATGCTAAAGATTAGGCTAAAGCTAAGACTGGCGATATAGATAAGGTTATGCTTGGTACATTAGGTTTAGGTCTTGCTCCAATAGCTATACAAGCTGCACCTGCGTCATTAGCTCCTGGAGGAGCGTTTTGGGCTAACCCAATAACTCAAGATGTAGCAGCAAGTGCAGTTGGATCTTAGGCTATAAACACTGCAAGTAATGTTGTTATGCATAAAAATTGGTCTACAGCTATGTCTGACGCCATATAGAATAGTATTGGATATAGGCCATCTGAATATATTACTGAATTTACAAATCCTGGTGATTGGTTAGGATTAAGAGGTGTAAAGCTTAATATTAATGGAAACCCATTACAACAAATTAAAGATGTATATAAAATTGGTAAAGCTACATTTGGGCATACTAAAGATTATATATAGAATAAAGTTGGGTTAAATGCAGTTGGAAATTCTTTTATACGTGATATAAAAGATACAAATATTCCCAGTAATGTTATAAATTATACTATTGATCCATATGGTATAGAAAGCAAATACACTCCTTCTAATCTAAAGTTTGTTAAAAAAATATATAAAATACCGAAAACTGTAAAGTAAATCTAAAAATTATTAATGAAAAACTTTAGAAATACTATACTATAAAATTTTGGACTTTACGCTTAAAACAATAAAAATAATACGCAGTTATGCGAAAATAATATTTAATTATTAATTAATAATTATGAAGGAAAACAAAGATAATAAACCATCAGCACTTGATACAATGCTTGATAGTATTTATGGTAATGGAGGCGAAACTTCAGAAACCACAGATGTAACAAACATGGGAAGACAAGATAGTGTTGTTGAGGTAGAAGATGACAATAAGACTCCAGATGAACCAGCAGGTAATTCTGAGGATGTAAAAGATGGGGATGATTTAACCGTCGGTAATGATAACACGGAAATCCCTGAACATATTTTAAATAACTCTAAAGAAGAGAAAGAAACTAATGATAATCAAGATGATGATAACACTGCTAATGATAATGATAGCAGTGATACTGATCCTTCTGCTGAAGATGTAACAGAAGCTCAGTAGGTTTCTGCTCTATTTGATGCCGTTGGCGAATCTTTAGGGTGGAATATGGCGGATTTTAAAGAAGAAGATAAGCCTGTTACTGTTGAAGAGTTTACTCAGTATCTTGGTAAAGTTGTAGAACACAATTCTGTTCCACAGTATGCTGATGAACGTATTGCTCAGCTTGACGAATATGTTAAGAATGGCGGTAAGTTTGAGGACTTTTATCAGAAGCAACAGGACACATTATCTTTTGAAAACTTAGATCTTGAGAACGAGGATAACCAAAAGACTGTAATTAGAGAATTGCTTAAATACAATGGTTATTCTGATGAGCAGATTAATAATAAGATTAGTAGATACGAAGATGCTGATATGCTTTATGATGAATCTGAAGATGCACTTGAACGATTAAAAGTTATTCGTGAGAATGAGATCGAAGAGAATCGTAAGCAGCAAGAGGAATATGCTAAGCAGTAGGAAGAGCAGAATAGACAGTTCTTCCAGAGTGTTCAGAATGATATTAACAATCTAAATACAATTAGAGGTATTTCTATTCCAAAGGAAGATAGAGCTGCTTTATATGAATATATCTTCAAGGTTGACCAAGATGGCGTATCACAGTATCAGAGAGACTTCAATAAGAATCTTTCAAAGAATCTAATCGAATCTGCATACTTTACAATGAAGGGAGATTCTTTAGTATCTGGAGCTAAGAGAGATGGTGAAACATCCGCTGCAGAAAAACTTAGAAAAATACTTAGGAACACTTCAAAGAATCACAGCACATATAATACACAACAGAAACAGAAGAGTGCTGCTGAATTGGTAAGTGGTCTATTTTAAGATAAATTAAATTATATAATAACTTATGAATAATACTTTACTTAATGGTCTACAGTTGTACAGAGGTAAGAGATTCTCTGATCTTGTAGACGAAAACATGATTTCTAATGCTTTGCTTACAAAGCCTCATGAGGTTGCTGGTATCTTGTCTCTTGTATTCGGTACAAAGGATGATGGTGTATCAACTACTATTGATATGATTACAGGTGGTCTTGGTAAGACTATGACTATCGAGAATCGCGAGTATGAGTGGGCTGTACAGATTGATCAAGATCACGCAGTTAACATTCGTTATGCTAAGTATAATGGCAAAGTAATTACAGCTACAGATGCTGCTGCAACTACAGCTGGTATTGGTAACTCTCCAATCTACCTCGGTCTTGAAGAGCGTTACTTTGGTCCTGGTGCAATCTTGTCATTCGACAACTATCGTTTCCAGGTTCGTGTTTCTGGTACTCCTTACCAGGATGGTAGCGCTTGGGTTTATGAGTGTTACGTAGCAGATGCTGGTTCTGGTGCATATATTCCAGGTGAGTATCTTCTCCCAGGTCGTCAGGTAAGCCGTATCGGCTCTGCATACGAAGAGTATTCAGATGAGGCAGATATCCTGAACTATCAGACTCCATTCAAGATGAAGAACAACTTGATGACAATGCGTCTTTCTTACGATATTACTGGTGACGCTTACTCTACAGTATTGGCTATCGCATTGACAGATCCTGAGACTGGCAAGAAGTCTTATCTCTGGTCTGACTACCAGTATTGGTTGGCTCTTCGTGAGTGGAAGAAGCGTGAGGAGTATCAGTTGCTCTTTGCTAAGTCTAACCGTAACGCTGACGGTACATACTCTAATAAGGGTACAAATGGTCGTCCAGTTGCTATCTCAGCAGGTTTGTTCGAGCAAATTAGCCCAGCTAACACACGTTACTACACAACTCTTACAACTGAGTTGCTCGAGGATTACCTCTTCGATCTTTGCTACAATATGCTTGGTACAAACGAGCGTAAGTTTGTTGCTTTGACTGGTGAGATGGGTATGCGTGAGTTCGATCGTCTCTTGAAGGAGAAGGTAGCTGGCATGCAGTTGATTGACACTAAGTTCATCACTGGTAATGGTCAGGAGTTGACTCTTGGTGGTCAGTTCACAACTTACAAGATGACTAACGGTATTGAACTTACTCTTAAGAAGTGCGCTCTATTTGACAACATGGAAATGTTCCGTCAGTTACACCCATTATCAGGTAAGCCATTGATGTCTTACACATTCTTGTTCCTTGATCTTGGTATGCGTGATGGCCAGGCAAACATCGTTAAGGTTTGTCGTAAGGGTCGTGAGTTCGTACAGTGGTGTACTGGTGGTTCTGTACTCCCATCTGGTTATGGCAACTCAATTAACACACTTCGTTCTAATAGCCGTGATGGTTATCAGGTACACTTCCTCGGTGAAGAGGGTATTATGGTACGTAACCCACTTGCATGTGGCGTACTTTACTGCGATGCTGACGATTCAGAGTACAAGCAGGCGTAATTAAAATAAATGAATCTATATAATATATATTAGGGTATATCGCTTAATTGAGTTATGCCCTAACATATATCATATATGGAGAACTAATTAAATATATTATGGTAGTTGAATTAAGAATTAAGAAAAAGAATCCATGGGCTGGCTTGTTAAAGTACAGCAGATGTTTTGATTATATCGCCCCTTATTTTACAAGGTCTGGCTCGATATACACTGGACTTACTCCAGAAGACGAAAAGAATTTTGAAAAAGCTTTAGGTTACGATGAAGGCCATTTATCACGTAATAGTGATTTCTGGACTACATTCTGTGTAAAGATTGGCGCTAAGCCATTATTGTTAGACGACTCTATTCCTCGTCAGGCTATGATTATTAAGTTCCTTGAGGGTCATAAAAGAGTTGCTACATCACTTGATAAGCTTGATGCTGGTAAAGATTATATCTTGATTAACCGTCAGGCTGAGGCTGTTGAGCAGAATAAGCTTAATAAGTTACGTAGAGATGCTATTCGTGAATTTGATAAGTTATCACTTGACAATATGCGTAAGTGTCTTAGATTGTTTGGTGTTAAGTCAGATGATCTTTCTAACGAACTTGTAGAATCTACACTGTTTACAATGGTTGATAAGAATCCTAAGAAGTTCTTTGACAAGTGGGTTGATAATAAAACAAAAGACACAGAGTTTATTATTGAAGAAGCTGTAGCTAAGGGTGTTATTCGTAAGGATAAGACTAACTACTATTATGGTACAGATTTGATCGCTACATCATTAGCAGATGCTATTGCTTACTTAGATAATAAGAAGAACCAAGATCTGAAGCTTGTTATTATAAACGAAACAAACAATAAGTAATAAAAATTAAACGACGTATGACGCACGCAGATATATACGAAAAGTTTATGATCGAATATGACAAGGAGAATGTCACCACGTCATATCCGTCGTTAACTGAATACGAGATTGCTACATTACTGGATAAGGCCTACCTAGCTCTAATAGCTCAAAAATTTACAGGAAACAATATGAGGCGAGTGCCGTTTGAGGGTGATGAAAAAGCAGTCGAAGATTTACAGCCTTTAATAACAGAAGCGGTAACTACTAATTAGTCAAATACTTCAAATTTATCATATGATATATTAAATTTAAATCAAGATGTAATGTATATTATACATGTTATGTTTTAGGCGGATGGAGGTGCAATGCTTGAATCCGCAAAACAGATATCGTCTAAATATATGTATAAATTTACAAATTCTATAAATAACTTACCTTGGTCAAAAAGTGCTATTTATTGCATACATGGGAATAACATAATATACATTAAAGGCCATTTTAATAGACAAGGTTTTTTTGGAACAACAAACATACATGCAATATATACATATATAAAGTATCCATAGAAATTTACTGATAAAAATAAAAAACTATCTTAGCAAACTGATATAGAGTTTGAATTATCAGATAGTATGGCTGAAGAATTAATTAACCTTGCTTTGGTTATGAGTACAGAGATTGTTGAATCTCCAAGACTACAAACAAAAGCACAATTGAGAGGATTGGAATCATGACAAATCAAGAAACAGTTTAGCTCGGAATTGAATTCGAGCGTAGGCTTATTGAAATAGATCCTTCATTTGAGGTTGAAAATAAGCCAGATACAGAAACTATTTATGCATTTCTTAGTGAGTATGCAAAATAGTATTTCGACGATATTATAAAACAATTAATAATTACTAAAGATAGAGATGTTACTGCATTACTATAGGATAAAATAAAAGATCTTATAAGAGAAGGAGTAGCTCCTAGAGAACATGGTAGTTATATATCAAAACAAGCAAACTCTGTTACATTTGAATTTCCAGAAGATTATTATATGTATATAAGAAGTTATTCTAATTGTCTTTCTACATATAAATTTAGAGAAAATGGTTAGAATCTTACTGGAGATGAATAGAATTTAAAGACAGTAACTATTGAGAATAATGTGTTTTCTGAGTATAAAGATTCCGAGAAGATTAACAATGATTTCAATGATGGTTTTATTTTAAGGAATCCATTAGTTCTTTTTGAAAATAAAAAATATACAGGCGAAACTTTTCTTACTATAATAAAAGATAAATATACTGTTATAAAAGATGTAACTGTTATTTATTATAAACAGTTAGATAATTTCTCTATACTAAAATACGGAAGTAATTGTGAATTATCACCATCTTGCTTTTGGGATATAGTAAAAGGTGCTGTAGATTTATATATCTATAGTTATAAGTTTGGTGTAACGTTAGAAAGTTTAAAGAGAAAAGCTAAGTCTTAGCTATAGGATCAGTAGAATAATGCAAAGCAACAGTAGTAGGAGGATGGTCAATGAAATATATAGATATACTTGAAGCCTTTGAAACAGAGATAGGTGTTGTTAATCAAGTTGAAAAACCTCTTACATCTGATTCTTTGTTTTGGTTAAATTAGGCTGTAGATAAGTTTGTTAAATTAAGATTTAACACAGATCAAGTTCATAAAACATCATACGAATAGAATGAGAAGCGTAGGAACGATTTAATTAATCTATACAAAACTACAAAATACACACAGTTTAGTATAGATGATAATAACCCGAAGTACGATAAATATATTGTTGAAAACTATCCAGATGATTTCTTATTTTCATTAAACGAAGATGCTATCATAACTAACAATAAAGGAGAGAATCCTTATAGCACAAGTATATTTGAATGTACATCTGATAGTTTTATGTATAGGGTTACAAATAGCCTTACAGATTTTCATTATAAGTATGGCGAAGCAAGACCTTTAAGAGTCTGCACAGATAAAGGTTGTTATCTACTTACAGATAAGAACTACAAGATAAAAGAGTATGTATTAGGTTATTTACGTACTCCTAACAAAATAACATTATCAAATCCGTTTGAAGAATATACGGATTTTGATAACATAACAATTCCAGAGATTATTAAAATAGCTGCATAGATGTACCTTGAGAATACAGGTAATCCTCGCTATAAGAGTATAACTCAGGAGGTTATGACACAAGAATAATTTTAACGTGGAAAACCTTTGCTATTAAATTAGCGTGTGAGGTGAGTAGAAAAAATTAATAAAATATAAAGATATGATTACATATGTAAATGACGTTTTCGTAAGTAACGAAACAGGCGTGCTGTATTCTGGTAAGATTTCAGCACTTGCAAAAACTAGCAAGAGTGCTATTGATAATGTTGGTAAACTTGCTATTGTAGATATGGCTGACCCAGATACAGCTGTTACATCAGTTCCTGCTACAGCCACAGCTATTAAGATTGGTAAGATTACCAGCGCTGTATCAACGATTGTTCTCGCTGATGGTAGTATAAAGTACACGCCAGTAATTGATTGGACAAACCCAATTCAGAAGAACGCTATTAAGAGTGCTGAGTTTACTGATCATAAGGCAGATGCTCCAGAAAAGATTGAGGTTGACTTCAATGGTTTGAATTCTAATATTAAGACTAAGATTTTAAATGGTGGTCATAGTGTTGTATTTCGTATTATCTATAAGGATATGAATACACGTTTCCGCAAGTGGACAGAGTCTTATGAGTATGTTACAAAGGCTGGTGATACAGAGCTTACTGTAGCAGAAGGAATTGCTAACCTCATTAAGAAAGACTATAATAGAGCTAGAGTTAATGTTGATTATTCTGCTGGTAAGATTACTCTTACTGCAATGAATTATGACGATGATGACTCAGTTCCAGCATTAAGTCCTGCAGCTACTGTACGTTTTGCAGTTTCTACATGGATTTCATTCAACGATGAGGCTGGTATTGTAAATATTGGTTATAGCCATAAGTATCCACTTGCTGGTGTAGTTGTAAAGAAGACTCCAGGTGAAGTTTACACTGCTTCTCCTAAGTATGTTCGCGACCGCGAAGAGGCTGCTATGGGTTACAATGGTATTGTAAATCGTGGCTTTGAAGAGTATCGTGAGGTTGGTCTTCCTAAGATGGATACTAAGCTCGATGGTAAGTATGATGCAGTTACTATTTTGTTTGAAAACATGTATCACACTGCAGATGACTTGAATCGTCTTACAAAACAGTCTGTAGAAATCTATCCTAAGGCTGGTGAAGGTGCTTCTCTTAAGACAGCTCTTACTCCATTCTTGGCATAATAATTAATATTAAAAACAACTAAGCTGGGGTTGGGCATACAGCCCGATCTCAGCTTTTTTTATTTTATATAAATATGAAACAAGTAATAATGGGAACTGACATACGTCTATAGTTTACATTAGATGAGTTATCTGATTATGATGCTACATCTATTAAGTAGCTTAGATGTTATGTTATTAGAAAAGAAGACATCCAGTATATAGACTTAGATAACTACGGTTATCCTTAGTATTATAGTCCAACCGACTATGATTTAGTATATACAAGATGTCATATGTATAATTGGCTTCCATATAATCAAGAGGTGTATACATCAGGAATGTTTGGACCAATTGATGACTATAGATATTTTCCAGCATATAATGGCTTTGGCGTAAGATCTAAGCAGTTTAAGATTGTTCCAGATAAATATCTTGCAGCATCAAGGGTTATAGGTGGATCTAAGCAGATTGAGATGTACTTCCCAGCATAGGATCAAAGAAACTTTGGTCAGTATATAGTATTAGTTGTTATTACTGTATATCAGCCAGGTTGGGGTTCAAATAATCTTAGAACTTTCACAATCAATAAAGGCGTTTAGTTTGAGATCGTTGATGAGTATAAAAACAATGAAGAAGATCTTTAGCTTGGAGAAATTGTAGAATACGATGGATATAAATTTGAAAGTAAAAAAGTTTTAGCTAAGTATAAACGTGAAGCACCAGATGGTTATCATAAAGTTGTAGAAATCTACAAATCAAAAATAGATGATTAGCATTATGAATAGACGGTAAAAGAAGTTAAATTTTTTTAGTTTGATAATGTTTATAGTTTTGTAACACACCCAGATACAAATACAGATGTAACTGTATGGTTAAATGGGGAAAATGTTACAGAGAAATATACTAATAGAGATGGAATCTGTTCTTTTACCGTCACGATCGATGGATATAAAATTATAACAATGAACATTAATCACAAAACTAATTATTTTGATGATTTTTGATTAAAATAATATACGTTATAGTTAATTTATAAAACTATGAAACTTGAATTAACTCGTATTGCTTTACGTGATACATACACAATAGGTAAACTATATGTAGACGGTGTATACTTTTGTGATACATTAGAAGATAAGGTAAGAGATATTAACAAAAACGGTATTTTTGATAACGGAGAAACTAAAGTGCATGGAAGAACCGCAATCCCATATGGTAAATATGAGGTTGTGTGGGCTTATTCCCCAAGATTCAAAAGATACACTCCAAGACTTTTGAATGTTAAATCATTTGCTGGAGTATTGATTCACGCTGGTAACTCACATGAAGATACTGATGGGTGTATTCTCTTAGGGTAGAATAAGGTTACAGGAAAAGTTATAAACTCAAAAGAGTTCGTTAATAAGTTATACCCGATTATAAAAAATGCTTGTCAAAAAGGAAAAGTGGAGATAGAAATAAAATGACAAGACATAATAAAGATGTAGTATAGTACATTACTGCCAGTGTTTCAGTATTAAGTGGTATTTTGCTGGCATTTTTATCGTTCTTCCTCAATAAGCACAATATTGAGGATAGTATTTTATGGTATATTGCGCAAACATTCGTTTATGCTGGAAGTATATTCGGTGTGTCTGCATACATGAACTCAAAGTTCGGCGAAATACGCTCAATATTAACAAATAATAATTTGGCAACAGATGAATAGTGCGATGATATTAAGTTGGCTCATGAGCCACAAAAAGATCGCGTTTAAGGCACTTTTAAGCCTCTTGGTGGGCCTTTTAGTTGTGTTTAGTATAAATATATACAAACAGAATAAAAGGCTCTCTAAGAGCTTAGAAATGGCTTAGAATAACATTGAAGCCTATTAGGGTATCTTAAACGGTTCTTAGTAGGCTAATAATGTTTTAAAGCTTGACATGTCTTAGCTGCGAAATATTAATGATAGTCTTATACAGAAGATAGATAGTGTAAGAGAGTAGTTAAAACTTAAACCTAAGGTTATAAAAACAACCGCAACTCAAACGTAGACTATATACGTTACAGCAAGTAAGGGGGTAAGGGGGTAGGATATAATTAAAACTATCCAAAGAGATACAGTATATAAAGATACTATACAAATAAACCCTCTAACAAAAGTAAACTATACTATAGGTAAAGATACAGTAAGTGTTAATTTAGATATTAAGAATCAATAGTTCCTGTATGTTTACAAACATAGATAGTATAAGAATAAGAAAAGCTTTATTAAACGTCTATTTACTCTTGATTTCAAGAAAGTTGATATGTATAAGTATTAGATAGTAAATACTAATGATATTATAAAGACTTCAGATGTTAGAGTAATAGAAGCAATAGATAAGTGATATGACATACATAACATTAAGATAGTTTGTAGATGATATATTACTTCTAGTTCGTAATAACAATATAAGTGAGAGTGAAGACTTATCAAGAGAGCAAATAAGAAACTGGGTAAAAGAATATAAGAAGTTCTTTACTAAACAGAGATTAGATAAGATTAAAGCTCAGTCTGAAACTATAGACGATCTTATATAGGCTTCAGATGATATTTATAAGAAGGAAACTGGTCCTTTAGAGTTAGAGGATGTTAAGTCTTTAGATAAGTATCCTATATTTACAAAGAAAACAAAGACTAAACTGGAAGGTATATACAACAACGATGAAGATAGTATATTAGCAGTTCATGATTAGATGGGTGAGAATATACAATATATGAATCATATTCGTAGGCATTATAACTATTTCCGTAAATACACTGGACACGAACTTACAGCCTATTATAAAGATGGGTTTATATTCGTGCAAGGTGATCAAGATTTAAATAAACTTAGGAATATTTGGGTCTTAGCTATTTATGAAGATGAGAATGATGATGATTGGAATACTCCAAGCGAAGATGATATTAAACTACCAGCATGGATGTTGCCTCCTATCAAGGAAATGATAATGACTAAGGAGCTTCCATTTATGTTAGGCAGACCTAGCGATGATAGCAATAACTCTACATTGGCTAGTGTTAAACCACATGGTCCACAGGATGATGAAGAATAAGAAGTCTATAACATTCGTAGACATGTATAAAGATTTGCCCATAGAGATATCATACGTCGCGTATAAGCGCATATTAGACTCTATGTGTAATATTATATTAAAACATGTATTAGACGGCTCAGATGGCTTTAAAATGCCTTTTGGGCTAGGTTATGTACAAGTAGGTAAATATAAGCCTAAGTCTTATACAGATAAATCTCTATCTGTAGATTATAAAGTTAGCAAAGAATTAGGTAAACGTATATACCATTTAAATGAACATTCTGACGGGTATAAGTTTAGACTACACTGGTCTAAAATACCTCAGACGTTTCCAGATAGATACAAATACCAATTAAGCTTAGTTAGGGCTAACAAAAGGAGACTAGCTAAGCTAATTTTTAATAAAACAGATTATATAAATATAAATGATATACAAGTATACAAAATGTGAATCAGTCATAGCTAAGATAATGGCTGATTTAGATTCTTCTGAAACGAGATAGAGGACTAGCGATATTAAAGAGTGGATCTTTGAAGCCATAGATAAGATTGGTGCACCTATGTAGTATATCAGTAGACAGTCTGGAGTTGACGGAGTTCCTGTATTTTGCGTGCAGGATTGTTAGATACCGTTACCTTCAGACTTAGTGCATTTAGATGGTGTAGCTTATTCTAACTCAAAAGATGGAGTATATGTACCATGTAGTACACAAACATCTATATTTAAATCTCCAAGCGTACATAACAATTAGCATAAAGTTGTAGTCTTGGATGATAGTTAGTCTAATATGACTATAGAAGAATAGCAATAGAATCAACTACCATAGATGTAGAATAAGTATCCAACTGTATAGGCTTAGATAAATAGACCTCATACTAATGGTTTTTCTGATTTACTTTATACACATGATTATCAAGATAAACCAGAATACTTTATAAAGCCAGGTTGGATAGTATTTAATAGAAAAGATGGCTTTGTTAAACTATCTTACAAAGCAATAGCTACAGATGAAAGAGGCTATCCGCTTATACCAGATTTAACTTCATATCAAGAAGCTATTTATTGGTATGTAAATATGAAACTTAGCTTTCCTAAATTCTTAAAAGGGTAGCTTGGAGGTAAATTAAAGAGTGCTAATATAACTATTTATAACTATATACAACAGTAGTGGAACTTTTATAGGAATCAAGCTTATGCTGAAGCCATGATGCCAACTGCTGATGATATGCAGAATATAAAGAACGACTGGAATAAACTTATCCCAGATTGGGATGGAGACGATACGTTCTTTAAATATACTGGTAAAGAATAGTTAACATATAATGATTATTACAATGGATTCTAATAAAATACAAAATGAATAGACAAATACATTTTCTGGAGGAATGAATACTGACGCTGCTGATCATGTATTAGGTAATGATCAGTATAGAGATGCTCTTAATCTTAGATATGTAAACAATAAAGAAAGCGCTGCAGGGTCTCTTAAAGTTATAGATGGCTTTAAAAATATTTTTACTACTAAAATAAATGATGAGATTATAGAAACTACACAAGTTGGACAGTATGGTATTTTCTTTACACAAGATATAAATGATGTAATATGTGTATATAGATTTCCATTAGAGAAGAAAACAATATCAGGTGAAGATATTAAAATGATATTTGGCCCATGTAGTGATTGGGGTATATACGAATTAGATGTATATGGTAATAAAATTGCCAGAAATAGATTAAGCATTGTAGGTAGACAAGAAGGTTCTGATAACATTAAACTATATATAGCTGATGGAATTCATTAGATATTAATAATGGATGTTCTGAGTGATACTCCTCCTACTTCTATTAATGATATATCTACTAACTCATCTGAATCTTTATTGCCTCCAAAGATATCAGAACTTACATACGGATCACTTAAAGCTGGTAAAAATCAATACGCATTTTAGTTTTATTCTAAGTATAAGTAGCAGACATCAATGTCTCCGTTATCAAGATTAATTAATGTCGTTAATGTTATAGATAACTTTACTGAATTTAATGGTGCAAAAGAAGGTGATTATACCAACATGGGAATCAAATTGAAAGTATAGATTCCAAAAGATTCTAATTATGACTTAATTAAGATATATAGAATTTATTATCAATAGAATTCTGAAACTCCTGATATAGATTTAATATTTGATGGAAAGTTTAAAAGTGTTAAAGAGTCTGATGAGAAAAATTATTTTTATTATTTAGATTCTTCAAATAACTCAATAAATAAAATATCTGCAAATGATTTTAATTCTAAGTTTGGATTATATATGATACCAAGAGTTATAGAATCTAAAGATGATTATCTATTTGCAGCATAGATAAAAGAGTATAGAGATACTAATAAATCTTTTGATAATATCAATACTGTATCTATATCAGCAAGTTCTAATGAATACGTATAGTTTTTAAATGTAAATGAAAAACCAGGAAGCTCGAATAAATATGCTATAGAAGATGTGAAGAAAAACAATTGGGAAAAATTTGATGAACTTACTAAAGAAAAAGACTGTTGGAATCCTTATACTCAAAATGAAGATGGTATAGATTATGGTAGTAGTACTACACTTTAGAGTTTATATACGTTCCCAAATGATAATGGCGAATAGTTCTATGGTGGGTCTGGTAAGCATATAGATTGGAGATTTATAACAACAATATTACCAGCTGATTCCTCAATGTTAAATTATGAGAAACATGGCACAAGTTCGTCGAGCATAAAATATAATAATAAAAGTAAAAACGGTGGTGATACTTATAAATATTATATAAGAAAAGATGGAGTATTAATAAAAGCTTCAAAGTTCAGAACATCAGATGAAAAGAACGACACTTATCAAAATCCAATAGTAGCCAGTTCGTTATTATCTTTACGAAGAGGAGAAACTTATAGGTATGGAATTATATTTACAGATAAAAAAGGAGTTTCAAGTTCAGTAAAATGGATAGCTGATATAACTGTACCAGATATATATATAGATGGATTTTAGACATTTATAAATGGTATTAGATAGAGGGAATTATCTGTAATGCCAATAGGTATAGAATTCAAAATACACGACATAGATAATGATAGTATATACTCTTATGAAATAGTAAGATGTAATAGAGGATCTAATGATGTTAGAATTATATCTTAGGGAGTTATATCAAGACCTGTAATTAAAATGTACACTGACAACTCTGTACAAAAAGATCAATATTATACTCCAAGTGGATTTTTAACAACAAATAGATTAAACATAGATCCTGTACATCTAATAGTCCCTCTTGTTTAGTACACTGTAGATGTTAGATATAGAATTAACAACTTCTCAAATTAGAATCTATTTTAGTTTATATCTCCAGAATTTTCTTACACTAATAAATCAATTGTTGATTTTGTTGATAAAAGTAATGTAAAATTAGATATATTAAGATATTTATTTTCTCTTAATTCAGATGTTAATTCTGTTAAGTAGAGAATTGATATTGTCGGTTAGCCAGATAGTACAGAAAACGAGTATTGGCCTTTTAATGCAACAAAATTTATAAGCTTTAAAGGAACTTCAAATAATTATAGTTTTTCTCCATTTAAACCAATTGAGAAGAATAATGTTGTATTAGACTTCGATAATAATGATAAGTTTAGAAAAAATGCATTTCTATATAATAACTTACATATATATAATTAGTTAAGTAATATATTTGGGGTAAATTACGCTATCATTGATAATACTCACGATTGGTTAATGAGAAATTGTGTATATTCTGTAGTGATGCCTGGAAACAATGCATTGCAAACTAAAGTATATCGTAATGATGATTCTAATATAGAATAGGTATAGAGAATAAAATATCAGTATTTTAAACTATACAATTAGTCTAATAGTATACTTGTTGGCGATAACGATCCATTAAACCCATACAATACATATTATGTAACACAAGACGATAAACTCGCTGGATATGAAGTTGTTAAACATGATGTTAAAAATCAATATGGCATAAATAGTAAATAGGTTTCAGAGTCTTTAAAATGGAATGATTTATTTGAAGTTAAGAATGATAAAACAGAATAGAAATTTTCAGATAAACTAAACTTAGTTGGAGAACATGGTTTTTGTAATGTTGTATGTTGGGGAGCATATAACGAAACTCCAAAAGGTATTAGAAAAAACGATATACATTTAAACAACATTGCAATGTATGCACTTGGTGGTACGTCTTTGTTATTTACAATAGATGGTAAATTAAAGAAAGAATTAACAAAGAATGATAAAATATTAACTGAAACGATTGGAACTGATAATATTTTAACTATGTCTGAAAAAGTATCAGACGGTACGTTTACTACAAAAGAAATAACTGATCCTTATTATAATGAAACTAATGAAGATTTTAAAAACAATTCAATACACGAATATGCATACAGAGATTCTAACAATAATCAAGTAACTGGAACTTATCTAAACGCAAGTTCGTTTGGAACATTTTTATGTAACATTACAAGAAATTGTACTCCATATGGAGGCTATACAAAAGTAGCTAAAGATAATAGTAAATATTATAGTTATTCTGATATAAAAGAGTTTAATAATAATATTGATAATTATATAGATGTATTCGATGGTGATACTTACATTGGTCCATTTGAATACACTTCAGCCCATAAAGTATCAAATAGAGCTATTGGATTATTGACTACTATGAATGTTTAGTATTCAATACCTGTAGAAAGTTCTATTAATATGTATATTGATCATGGTTATAAGTTTAGTAGAAATACTAATAATGTAAACGTTTCTTGGATATAGGAAGAGCCAGCTAATGTAGATGGAGTATTTAAACAGACACTTCCTCAGTATACATATAATACAGCTTATAGTCTAACTAAGACAATAGGTTAGAAATATTCTACAATATCATATGATACAAAAGACAAGCAGGCTTATCCATATAGATGTAGATATTCTGAAAAGAAAGAAAACGGAGAGCTAGAAGACTCATGGTAGAACTTTAAAGCTGCAAATTATATAGATGTTGATCCAAATTATGGTAAAATAACAGGATTAAAGAGATTTAAAAATAATCTTATGTTCTGGTAGGAAAAGTCATTTGGGGCATTCTCTGTTAATGAAAGAACAGCTGTTACTGATAATAATAATCATGAGGTTTTATTAGGATCTGGTGGATTATTAAGTAGATATGATTATGTGTCTACAACATCTGGACTTGAAGATAATGTATTTGCATATGCCATTACAACACAATCTCTTTATTGGATAGACGCTTTTAATACAGTGTTCTGTCAGTATAATGGTGGTGGTGACTATAAACAAATATCAATTACTAAAAATATAAACACAGTAGTATCTAAAGAATATAGAACAGATGGTTAGTATTAGATTAGTAGGTACAAAGTATTAGCTGATCCAAGATATAATGAAGTATACTTTACATCAAAAGATGGTGTATTTGTATTTAATGAATTACAACAAGCATTTATATCTAAATATAGTTATGGTGGACACTGTGATAGTATAATTGGTAAGTATAATACATTTATAGCAAATAAGACCGAAAGTAGAGATGCTAATGGTATTATAAATAGTTACACTGGTTATATAGATTCTCTTAGTGGTAACAATCATACAATGTTTAATAAAAATATTGATTTTAAACTTGTTTATGTTGTTAATGCTGAACCTAATATTGTGAAAGTATTTGATAATGTTAGATTCGGAGCAACAGAAAGCATGGCAAAATAGTTTTATGCTTCATATAGTGTAAACGATGGCATAAAGTGTAGTACAGGAAATGTAGAACCTTCTAAAGACATATCAAATAGATATTATGATTATAGATACGCTATACCAAGAATGACTAATCCAGATTAGCTGAACCAATTATATGGTAGTAGATTAAGAGGAAAATCAACATATTGTACAGTTAATGGTGAAGCTAAGTATGAAGACATGCGACTACATTATATAACAACTAAATTTAGAACATTATGGAGTTAAGAAATAAAAGAATAAATTATAGGTATCTTCCAGGGTTTGTTACTGGTACAAATGGAATGGCTTTGCCTCCAGGAGATTATACTCCATTTTGGCAGAATTCTAATTTAGCAAACCAAGTAGGTATTCCTGGAAGCGTAAGAATCCCAACTGGATTAGAAAAATATAGATAGCCAATTAGTAGTCCAGGATCTGGTATTGGAGGTAGACTTGCAGGAAATGCTGGTAATATACTTTCGTCTGGAATTGCATTCGGAAGCAGTATTGGTAATGCGTTTGCTGGAGTTAAAAGTGCAAGTAATATATTAGACGAATCTGGAACATCATATTCAAATGGTATTGGTTATGGTTACCAAAAAGTTAATGATGTAGACTACGATAAATAGTTAACTGAAGTAAGAAAAGAAAGTCAAGCTGCTACATTAAAAACTACAGCAACTGGAGCTTCTTTAGGAGCATCAGTAGGATCTATTGTAGGTCCAATTGGATCTGTAGTTGGTGGAGCTATCGGTGCTGTAGGAGGTTTTATAACTGGTTTATTTGGCGGCGCTCACAGAAAGAGAAAGATGCAGAGACGTCTTGAAGAAGCTCGTATTAAAGGAATAAACATTAATGGTTATAACCAATCTGCAGCACAATCTGACTATATATCTAATCAGTATTACAATGAAAATGGTACTACACAAGATGATGTTCTATATGCTAAGCGTGGAAAGGATGCTGGTTATAAAGGATCTGAAAACATCTCAAGTAGAACCGTATTAACATCTTTAGGAAAGACAGATACTAATCCTAATGCAAGAGTAGCTGCTGGTGAAAGTATTATAGACAACATAAATGATGTTAGTAATACAACTGGACATGTAGTAAAGACTGGTACTCCTGGAAAGGATACAAATCTTGCTAACTTACAGAATAATACAATAGTTCTTGGTTAGGATATAGATTGGAGAAATGGAATGTCGTTCAAAGATCAATCAATGCCATACACGTTGGCTTTAGAAAAGATAAATAAGAAGTACGAAAATCGCACTAATGATAAGCTAAATAAACTTAGAGGTAAACTTGGTTAGGATAGCGATAAATTTCAATAGGAACAAGTTAATAAAATTAAATAGCCAATAGTTGATAAGTTGAAAGATTTATCTGACCAACAGGCTATGCAACATCAACAATAGGGGCAAATGTACACAGAAGGAAATTTACCTGGATTTAAAGGAGGTTATAACGGATCAAATTATGGTTACATAGAACCAGCAAGCTGGATGAGTAATGCAGTTCCTATGGGAATTGGTATGTTGTCAAGCGTTGGTTAGTATTTCAATGCTAAGAATTAGTCTATTCATACTCCAGACATTTATGCTGGTAATCCATATGAACAAGCAGCATTAAATGAGATGGCTAAGCTTAGAGTAAATCCTTATAGAGCAATATAGAAGATTTACGACCAGGATAGCATGAATAGATATAATATCAACAGAGCTGGTGGTTTAAGTGGAGCTTAGAAATATTTAGCAAATGTTGCTGCTGGAGTTTCTACTCAACAGAATATAGCTGATACTATTCAGAAGGCACAGGAGATAAATAATCAGTATAGAAGTAGATGGGCTGAGATGGCTTCTAATTTAGGTAGTCAGACAGCACAACGTAGACAGCAAGCTAATCAATATAATACAGAGTATGCTTCTCAAGCACATGCTGCAAGACAATAGGGCATGTAGATGGGTCTTAGAAACTTTATGGATTATATACAGCAATATGCTGCAAATGAGTATAAGAGAAATACTGGTAACGGAATGTTGAGTTTATATCAATAGAAGGTAGCTATGGATAGAGAGAATATGCGTAAATACTATAAAGACGAACCGAGTACTACAACTACTCCTGTATATACAACAGTACCTACAAGAACTGCTGTAAGAACTTATGGTTATCCAACTACAAATGTTGAAAACTATGCGTATACTCCAGCAAATTATATTACTAACTTTACACAAATGCCACCTATAAGTTATCATAAGTGGAATAACATGTTTTAATAATTATGGTATATTCAAGAGATTAGTGGATTCAATTACCTGTTAAAGACTTATATGATTCTTAGATAATGCTTGCATCTATAAACGCTGCAAGAGATATGTATGAAAAAGGTCAATAGTAGGTAAAAGAATTCCAGAAAGATTACGGGGATTTTTATAGTCCAATTCAAAAAGATATGGATTGGTATAATAAAAATATTATAAATGGATCTAGAGATGTTATAAATGGTTTATATAACAAAGGAATAGATCCATTGAGATCAGCAGAAGGAAGAGCAGCCATAAATAGATGGATAAACAATATTCCAACTGGAGATATAAATAAGCTTAAAGCTGGAGCTAAGATGGCTTAGGATTACTTAAAAAATAGAGCTGTATTAGAGTCTTAGAATAAGTATAATGACGATTACGAAAGATGGATTAATGGTGGAAAATCTATAGATAACTGGGATACATTAAAAGATGGAATGTGGACAAGACAAGCTCCTGCACAATTCACTACACTTAAAGAAGCTACTAACGACTGGTTTAACAACAGGACTCCTCATTCTTTAACTAAGAGTGATGTTGAAAGTTTTGGTATGCCATATAATAAAGCATATGATTATACTGGTTATACTTATGGAGATTTACAGAATGTTGCTAATAGGAATACTCCAGGATGGGTTGGTTCTCCAATATCAGACTATTATAGGCATTTAGCTAAACAGAGATTGATTGATAGTGGTGTTAATAATCCTACAAAATAGCAAGTTGAGCTTTAGCTTTAGAAAGATGTAGCTGATGCTAATAAGGGATGGATGGTTAATCCAGTTAAAACTGTTAATGAATACGCTAAAATGGATAAACAGTTCGCTCAGCAGGCTGCAATGCAAGCTAGAGGATTTGGTCATGATAAAGAAATGGCTGCTATTAATGCTAAGAATCAGAAAGATAATATATATCTACAATGGAAGCTTAGTAACATGACTGTTGATAAAAATGGTAATGCTGTAGCTAAAACTCAAGAACAACAGTAGATACCGCTTACATTTACATAGTAGATGATAAATTCTTCTAATTAGAATAAAGCTCAGAAGTATATTTCTTAGGACGCTTACCACAAGAATACAAGTTTGTTTGCACAAGATTCATTAAAGAAAGCTTATAGTATACTTGGAATGGCTGATGCAAATAAAGATGGAAAGCTAAGTAAAGAAGAATAGGCTAATTGGAAAGCAAGGTATGATAAGTTAAATCCTCTTTAGAAGTAGAACTATGATACATACGTTAAGAATTACAAATACTGGGATAGAATAAATAAAGAAGGTCTTTAGGGTGCTATAAAGAACGGTCTTGTAGATTAGTATGGAAATGTAACACCTATGTATGTTGATAAGTTAGCATAGATAACAAGTAAGAGCACTGGTAAAGTATTAGACCCTAAGGACTATAATAGATTATATTCGCCATACTACAATAGTGTAGCAAGTACAAACTCTTATGGAAATAAAGTATTACTGAACGCTTTAACAAATAATACTTATTCAAAGTATGTTGTAGACGCTGCTAATAATAAATATGGACAAAAACATCCAGTTATTAACTTTGCTGATAGAGGGGTTTATTTTGGTAATGTAAGAGCTCATAATGTATCGCTTGGTAAAAATATGACCTATGGTAGTGTTAGTATGAAGTTCTAGAGGTTCTTAAAGAATAACAAGATAAATGGTTGGATTGTAAGTAATAGCGGATTAGGAGCTATTGCGGTTCCAAATAAGGGTAAAGGTTAGTCTTTAGATATAGTAGCAAATGTATCAATACCTGCTAATACATTTAAATAGTTCGCTGAATAGAATGGAGGTAATATTGAGGATCTTGCTAAAAAACTTGGTGTTAGGTTTATGGATAGAAATGGTCAATCTACAAACTATATAAAAGGTAGTAACGATATATTTGTAGAAATACCAGTTTCAAGACAAATGGATAACAATAACGGTTAGTTCTTCGGGCAATTAGATACCGAATATGATAAGGCTGTCTACGGATCAAAAGAGGCATCTGGTAGAGAGTTACAACAACAATATTATTCATCACAACATTGATAATATATTATGAAATTTAATAGTGGTAAACAGAAGTAGACAAAAACTTATACTTCTCCATCTGCTGCTGAATGGAGATCAAGATTTGATTATAATGAGTAGGCTCAATAGAGAGCTTACTCATCTCCATACAACAATGGGATATATAAGAGTAATGTAACTTCTATAGATAACGCTCCAGCTGCATATTAGTCATATGTGGACGATGGAGATTCTAGTGTTAATTCTAATATAAGCTGGTCAAATGCTTCAAAGATAGCAGCAACTATATTAAATCCAGCATTTGGCGTTATATCTCATCTTGGAGACTTCCCAAATACATTTAGAGCTTTAACACAAGATATGCTTAAATCTGCTGCTGATTCAGATAAGGCTGACATAGATGACGCTGCATAGGGTTTAAATGATATTTAGCTTATACGAGATTATTCAAACCTTGTAAGCGAAAGAGATTAGGTTATTGGTAAAATGCACGATGCTGAATCATTTGTAGGTGGTAGAGATAGCGAGTATTATCAAGGTCTTAAACTTAAGGTTGATGATCTTAATAAAAAAATACAGGGATTGGATGATTATTTTAAAGGAGATGGAAGATAGCATGATGTTATTGCTGATTTAATGTATGATAAGAGTAATTTAGATTTTGGAAATAAATCAAGAATTAATAATGAATTTACATTAAAAAATATACCCTCTCTCGGTCAAGGTAATATATTCAAACAATTTGGCAACACTATAAGTAACCTGCCTAATTATATAACCAATACAATACAACTTGGTTCGCACTATGTAGGCAAAGCTATGAATGCTGTAGGTTTGACAAATAATAATTATTATGATGATTCAATAACAAGAGAGGTATTAAAGTCAAATACAGCCCCACAAGATCTTATTGATCTTATGTATCGTAAAAACGCTACTGGTATAAATGCAACAAGATTAAATGAATATGATAAGTTGTATAATAAAATAATAAACCAAAAGACTGTAGAACTTAATCAAGATAGATATGCAGCAAGGACTGGATACTTAACAAATATGCAATTACTTGGAGCTGTTCCTCTTGCTCATTATTTATACGATGGAACTTTAGGTGAATGGTCTAACGCTAGAGATGCTGCTCTTAGTAATAAGAATCACTGGATGAATAATACAAGCAAGTTTTATGATCCAGAAGATATACCTAAGTCTTTCTTAGACGCTAAGGATAAGATGGGCGATAGTGTTGTTGATATGATATTAAATCCATAGTATTCTGCAGTCCAAATGGCTTCAAGTATAGCTATGATGAAACATACAATAGACGCCATGTCTATAGATGGATTAATGAACGTAGCTGCTAAAAAGATTCCATATATAGGTGTTGCTACTACAGCCGTATCTGTTGCTAATAGTTTTGATGCCACTGTTAAATCAAGGCAGCAAGAAACAGGAATGGAAAAGGTGTAGGCTTTATCAGATAGAGCGTATGCTGAACTTATAGCAAAGAGAGCAAATATAGGTGAAATAACAGATAGAATTAAGTATATAGCTCATCAAAAAGGCATAGATACAACAGATATGGATGAGCGTGAGCTTATATCTATTGGTGTTGCTTATAATATGTTTACAGGCGATAAGGATTTTGAATAGACAAAAACTGATATACGTAGTGGTATAAATAAACTTGTGAATGCAAATAATGCTCTTGCTGTAAAAGATTATTTACAAACACTTCCATTCTATTCGTTTGGAGGTAAAGCTATGAGTAAGTTTGCTGAAGCAGCTGCAAATAACTCATTTAGTAGAGGCGCTGCAAGATTGCTATCTAAAAGTTTAAGAAATTCTCCAAAATTACCAGGAGCTGTATTAGGCGATTTTGCAAAAGTAGAATATACACTACCTACATTTAGTGGTATTTTTGATTCAGCTGTAGATAAATTAGCAAACAGATTTATATAGAAAGATGTTGAAAGTGCTGCAAAGTTTGCAAGTAATGCAGCAAAAGGTCTATATACAAAGTCTTTAGGTAATTATCTAAAAAATAAAGCCGACTTACTTTTATTTGAAGGAATTTCTGAAGGTATTGAGGAAGGTCAACAGTAGATTCTTCAAGATAGATATGGTAGAGGTGTATATGACAATTACAATAGGGCTCAAAACATGTTTGATGTTGATGAGGTGTTTAATAACGTCGGATTAGCTGGAGAGTCTCTATTGGCTTATTTTGGATTAAAACCATTTGATAAGAATCTAAATACAGAAGAGATCCGTAAAGCAATGAATATTGGCTTTATCTCATCTGTAATGCAAAGTGGTTTAATGCATTCTGCTAAAAATGCAATTGATACTTACGATGATACTAATATACGTGGACTTGCTCAATAGATGAAAGCTGATAGAACTACATCTTTATTACTTGGTAAACACTTTAAAGATTATGATGATCAGAAACATCTCAATATGTTCTATGATGCATTTAGAAATGGTATAACTGATAAACAGCTTATTACTTCAATGACTCGTCTTAGAGACAATATGCAAGAGAATGAGTTTGTTACAAAAGATAATATGAATGCTGATATATAGCTTATGTAGAATACATATAAGTTGTATAATAATAAAGAACTTAGAGATGCATTAAAAGAATCTGGAGTAGAACCATTTAGCGATAAATACAAAAACATTATAACTACTGGTGCTAAGAGAATAACCGACTATCAAATGTCAGAATAGGGCGTTTCTCAAAACGAAAAAGAAGTAAACGCTTTTAATAGAGATAGATCTTAGATTATAAGTGAAATGTTTAACGGAGTTTTATCTGAAGAACAATTAGCTGATATAGAGAAAAATAATCCAAAGTTAGCTGCTACTATTAAAAAGTTGAGTAATGAATTTGATAGTACAAGAGCAAAAGCTAAAGAAGAATCTGAATTAAACAAGAATAATTTTATTTCAAGTCTTAGTAATTTTACTAAATTTAAAGAAAATAAAAGTGTAGTTGAATATGTAAGAGAACATGCTGGTAGTGAAAAGTTAGGAGCTGCTGCAAGAGATGAAGAACTTACAAGAGCTTTTAATGATAAGAAGATAAGAGAAGCTGCTATAAACCACGCTTATGAAGTTGAAAGAAGAAGTACTTTTGATCAGTCTGTAAAGGACTCTAACGGATTTATAAATAACAAATATGTAAGACAATACGTCGATAGTGTAAGAAGAGCTGGAGAGTCTCTAAATTAGGCTATGTCTAGAATTTGGGGAGACGAAGAGCTTAGAAAAGAAGCTATTGATGCAGCAAGAGATAACTGGTTAGATTTAAACTATAGTAAAGAATAGTTTGTAAAAGATAGAATTGCTATATTATCGTTATATAGATAGCTTAAGTCTATTCGTAATATTAAGAATATTGCAAAAGATCGTAAAGCGTTCCTTGAATTAGTTCGCAAAGAAATGGGTTTAGATATTGATACCGAAAAGATAAAAGGTATTATAGATGAGCTCGATGATATAGAAAAGGAACATGTAGATAGAGAGAATGATTATCTTGGAAATAAGAAAGATAGTAAAACGAAACATTCTTATGACGACTTATTTGAAGATAATATTGAATCATACGAATTAGACAATGATGATGATTTTCAATAGGCTATAAATAGATATTTTGTAAATAGAGCTGCATTAAATCCTTAGAGAGCCGTGATGTAGGCTTATACTACTATTGGTAATAAGAATTTATCTCCAGAGTTAATATCTTTAAATAATGCAATTAATGGTAAAAACTCTTCTGAAGATTTCTTATCCGACGATGTTAAAGGTTATAAACAGTTATAGCAAGTTGTTAATGGTCAGACTGGCGTAGACGACGAGCATGTAGATAAAAAAGACGCTCGTAGATAGATGTTTAAAATGTCTAAAGAAGCTGCTATGAAGTTTGTGTTAAAAGAATTAGAAGATTCTGAACATAGATATAGAATTGCTAATAGAATGTGGCAAGATGCTCCAATATCTCAAGAGGATATGAATGATGCCGCTGATGGTGATACCGAAGCTAATGATAAGATTGATAATCATTAGAAATAGGTTGAGGAAGAGATTGAAAAACAGCTTCAAGAAAGTCAATAGTATGATTCTGAAAAAGAAGAAGATAGTCTTAAAGAATCAATGCAATAGGCTTCATCTGCAGAAGAGGAATTAGCTGGAACATATCTTCATAGAGACAAGAAAAAAGAAGATAGAAAAAAGAAGAAAAAGAAAGATATTTTAAATTCTTTATCTAATGGTATCGTTGAAGATGAAGAAGATTCTCTTGGTGATTAGGAATATGATGTCGAAGAAGGCGAAGAATAGAATAACGAAGATTCATTACATAATGACAATGAAAAAAATAACGAATATGAAAATACACCAAATATAAACCAAGCTTCTTTAAATCAGCCTAAAAACGAACGTGATAATTCTAATGAATCTAAATCTCAAGAAGATGCAGAAGAGGATAATATTGATGATGGCGATATGACAGATCAATAGTTAGATGAATTAGAAGAAACTATTGATGATAAAGACGATTAGAGTGATCTTGATATATAGGAAAATCTTGATGATGATTAGGATGAATACTATGATGATCAACTTGAATAGCAAGACGCAGCTGCTATAGAAGCATAGTTAGCAATAGAAGAAAGGAAAGCTAATGAAGAGGCTTCAGTAATAGAGCAAGATTAGTTCCAAGAAATAGAAGATCCAAGTATGTTGGATGTTGACGATTATGGTAAAACTGGACGTGTTAAATACAAAGGTGAGGTTTTATCTGAGAAGCAATCAAAACAGCTAATGGATGAATTGATAATACTTGGTAGAGCTGAAGTAGATGGTTTTGATCAAGAAGATCTGCCAGATGGTTCTGTTTCAGAAACTCCATAGTATAGATTAAACGCAACAAATTCTAATATAGGTAGTTTTGTTAGCAATACATTCTTCTATCAGCCAAATCCAGATATAGATCAAGAGACTGGAGAAGATCAACTTATGAAGCTTACTGTAAATGGCGAATAGGTAAAACTTAATAAACCATTAGCATCTGGTAGAATTTTATCATAGAAGCTCTCAACTCCAGGATGGTTACAATCTGCTAAGAAATATTATATTGTTACTTAGTCTTTGTAGGCTAGAGATAATACATTGTTCGATGATGTAGACTCTATGACAGTGAGTCTTATACTTGAAGATGATGAGCATACGTATGCTATGTCATTAAGATCTCTTGGAGAAATGGTCAGTGATGTAAATGGTGATCCAGATTCAAAATATAGAGTATCTCAGAAGAAGAATATCATAGATAGACTTGTAGCTCAAGGTGTTGATTTTAACAAAGTATTAGAACCTGGACAATTATTACCTAAGAAATTTAGTGATAGAGCAAAACTTGCAAGAAATGCCATCAATAAGAAAGAGATGGAGCTCGCTAAATCTTGGTGGATAAGCCAAGGTAGACCAGAAGAATTGTTTGAAAACTGGTGGAAGAATAAGCCATTAAAGAAGAATTATCACAAGTCTGAGTATAATACAGTTTACAAGCAAGATTTATCTACATGGAGAAATGTTCATACATAGTTTAAGATTCTTGCAAGAAAGTATTATCAGATGCCTGGTAAGAAGATGCTTACAGAAGATGCCATTAAAGACCAAATACAGGCTCTAGAAAGCCTTAGAAATGATATTATTAATAGATACCTTGATAAGGAATATTAGACCGTTACAGAGGACGGAAAGTAGGTTAAACGGCTTGTTTATAAGTTCCCTTCAGAAGTAAGAACAGATGTTACTCCAATGCAAGTTCAGTAGAGTAATGGAGTTATCAATAACACTGACGAGTTTAGAGTAATCGGAGACATCAAAGATCCTTCTATAGATGATATATAGAGAGATTTAAATAATGGAAATATATTATTAGGATATGGTAAGGGTATATTTGCTGGGTCTTCAGAACAATATTTAATATAGGGATTACTTAAAAAAGATGAAGACGTTGTTTATCATGGAAAAGGTTTGTCTGGTAAGATATATTGGCTTGTAAAAGGTTTATCAAATAGTGATACAAGAGTTCCTATAATGCTACATGAGGAGAAGTTTGATACGTAGGAAGTTGCTACTAAAAATGGTAAAACAAAGACTAAGTATATAGGTTCTCCAGAAGATGTTGAATTAGCTCTAGCATTTGATCCGTAGACTGGCGAAATTGTAAACTCTAAGAATGATGGAACTATACCGTCAGCTGCTGAGATTTTACTTTATATGCTGTGTAGGAGATTTGATTTTGGAACTACAGATTAGAATAAGATTGCAGAAATAATAGAGTTCTTTATACATAGTGGAGATAAGACTCTTCTTAGAAATCAACCTAAGGTTGGCGAAGACCCTATGAATTTCTTGGCAAGAAAACAACTATTCTTTGGTAAGTTAAGTAATGATGAACCCGTAAAATTACATATTGGATTAGGTTCTATACTTAATGGATACCAATTATAGTCATTCTCTCCAGAAGAGATATTTGCAGATACTGAAGATGGTATCAACTTAAGAAAAACTCTTGTTCATGCAATAGCTACATAGATGCACTGGAATACAGATAGATCGTTTATGAATAAAGCTATTGAGGTTGGAAATAATACTTCTGTTATAAATGGTTTTATACAACATCTTATTGGTAAATATTATAATGGATCTGGATTATCATTAGAAGAATAGTTAGATCAATCTATATCTATACTTGGCAATAAACAACTATCATTTAAAGTTGGAGATTTCTTTAAGCTATCTAATAATGGTAAAAAGATCGAACCTAAAAAGAATGTTAGTATATTAGCTTGGATGATTAAGAATAAGAAGATTAGTACAGATGTTGGATAGAATACATTTAAAGATCCATTTATATTTGGATTTGGTGCGCAAGGAGGTAATCAAACAGCTCCAACTTCAGATGGTTCTACTAATCAGAAAATTGATAATACAAGTAATAAACAACCAGCTTAGGAAGTAAAAACTAAAGAAGTAAAACCTTCTAAGCAAGAAGATAGTAAGACTATTACATCGACATAGTAGATAGATACTGGCTTTAGTATAATAAATCCAGATTTATTTAATAACTCACAACCTACGTCTAATGAAAAGCAAATTGCTTTACGTAGAAATATGGGATTCAAGTCTCCAGAAAATGAAGAGGAGCGTGAACAATATAGACAAAAGATAGAGTAGGGTTACAGAAGAGCTGCTGCTAATGGGGGATTACAAGATCGTATATATATTACAGATGCTTATGTAAATAAAAACTTCAGTAAGTTTAATCAGAGTCAAATAAATGCTCTTATTGGTAAAATGAAAGATACCGTTTATGAATTCTTAGATAAATATAATAAGCAATATGGCACTGATTATAAGATAGATAATATAGAAGGTATAACTGCAAACACTGCTTTAACATTAATAAATTAGGCAAGAATTGGTAATGGTTATCTTCATTTAGATCTATACAAGAACGGCAATGGTAAATTAATGTTTACTACTGGTGGTGTTAATAAGACTTGGTCTACTCCTGTAACTGGCGTTTATTCTAAGAATAAGTCTAAAGGTAAATTTGATAAGGATAAAGCTGTAATATGGCTTTAGGATCATCTTGGAATCAATAGATACAACATAATCGTTCGTAATGGAGTTATGCGTAGTACAGATAATGAATAGATATTTGGTGTTACGCAGGTTTCTCTTGATAAGATTGCTGGTGAATTAACTGGTATGATTATGTTGTCTAATAATGGAGGTGAAGGTGTTACATATCATGAGGCTTGGCACTATGTTAACTTGTTATTAAATGACAAACATACAAGATAGAAAATATGGGATTCTTATGCTAAAGAACATAAAGAATTCCAAAAGAAGGGCACTACTAATCTTTAGATAGAAGAAGCTCTTGCAGATGAGTTTGTTAAATATATAACAGATCAACAGGACAAATCTTTGTCTGGTATAGTTAAGAGGTTATTTAATAATGTACTTGATTTTGTAGTAGCATCAAGAAGAAAATCTGCCTATAGAAGTTTGTTTAAGTCTATAAAGAATGGTGATTTTAAGAATTCTGAACATCTTGATTCTGAATCTGCTAAAGAATTTGCCAATAGATATAAGAATGGCGTTAAGTCTATAGACTATTCTGTATCTGGCTATACAAAAGAAGAATTGGATAAACTTAATTACATAGACAACCATACAGATCTGTTTAATACATTACAATCTGTTATTAGAAAAATCATATCTGATTTTAATATAGACTCTATTGATAAAGTTAAAAGGCTATCTGGAGCATATGACGACGGAAGTCAAATGACATTTAAAGCTATACTTGAAAAGATAGACGATATGATTGACGAAACAGAGTCAGATCAATATGCAGATATGTTGTCAGATATAAGAGATAATCCAGAATTTTTACGTAGAAAACTTGTTGAGACATTCTCAGACTTCGGTATTAATGTTAAAATAAAACACGACGAAGAATAGGACGAATCTGAAAAACGCGAAGATGCTAAAGACTTTGAGTTTGATAAGTTTGATTTATCTATAAGTAAAAAAGATAATGCGGCAATGAGAGTTAAAATGTTTATGTATTCTATACCAAAATATAAAGTTATAGAAAACGAAGATGGCTCTCAGACCGTAATTAAAGAAACGGATGGATTTGGTTCAAATTTATTCTGGGATTTTAATGAAGCTTGGACTAAAATACTTGGAGATTTATGGCAAGCATCATCTCTTGATGATAAATATGAAGAAGATCTTAAAGATGCTGATGGAACTATATTATATAGAGCTGGAGATTATAAATACAATTCTATATATGGAATGGTTTAGAAGAGAGCTGAGTCAGATGTATTCTATAAGGCGTTAAAAGATAAATTAGATTCTTTATCTACAGAGAATAGTACTGATGCTGAGTTAAGAAGTTAGCTGTATGCTACTATAAATTCAAGTAAACCAACTGTTATGTATCTTAAGATTTCTGATCCTATTGAAAGACAGGATGATGAATTTGAAGATATAATTGATAGCGCTGATATTGATAGTAGTTTGTATCAATTTTAGTTAGTTGCTGACGTAATGAGACAGTGGAGATTTAATGATGATTCACTTATATCAGCACAGCGTAACATAGCTCGTAATTGGTCTAAAAACTTAGCTTCAAATGGTTTAATCAAACTAGATAAAGAAAAAGGTTCTGTAGTTAGTTCTACTTTCGTAAACAATAGAAACAAAGAGTTAAAAGATTTAACATCTTCTTTAACAAAGTTAACATTAAAGAAAAATGGTAAATATGTAAATAGTCAAGACTATGTTAGAAAGGCACTTACTGTAGGAATTGATGGCAAACCTTCTGTTAAAGAACAAGTTATTAAGTTCTTAAATAAGTTGGGAATAGACCAAGATAAACAATCCTTGGATATATTTGTAGCATTAGGTACTGATAAAAAGATAGTAAACGATTATCAATATGCAGAAATATTATTAAAAGCTCTTAATAGCACAGATAAATCAAAAGGTGGATTTGGTTTTATAATTGGACAGTAGCTTACAAATTCTATAGGTGAAGGAATTATACAATCTGAGTTTGGAAGTGAATTTGATAAAGACCTTGATTAGGTTTTTAATAACTATAATTCATAGTCTATAATAGCAAGACTTGCTTCTGCTTGGAATGCTGCACATCCTAGTCCATCTGAATTTTCTGCAAAAGGACCAAATGGAGAAATGTATTATCCAATTAGTCAAAATAACTATATCTCTGATAAAATTAGAAACTTAAATGATAAAGAGTCTGATGAAGCAAAAGAGTTAAGAAAAGATCCATATGCTGAACATTCTATAATTTTAGACGTTTCTGATAATGTTGATAAGCTTGACCCAAGTACTTAGATTAGAATTAATACTTTTGTTGGTTTAAAGGATGGAAATAGATAGAATGGCGGTGATTATTTTGGCATTACTGCTATGGAAGATTATCTGTCTAAATTATTTATGACAGAATCTGATTAGCTTATATTCCCAACTATGGCTGATAAGAAGACATGGAACTCTCTTACATCTAAGAATTTAAAACTACAACATGACGTACTTATTGTTGGAACTCCTAAGAAGATATTAATGAATTTTGCTAAATAGGAATTCTTAAATAACAAAAGTAGTGTTGTGACTTATAATAGTAACGATGAGGCTATAGAAACACCTGTTAGTAAATTAGATGATTTTGAACTTGGAAGAGCTGCATATGCATGGTTTGAATAGATGGATGATAATGATTCAGTAAAACGTCATATATACGAACAGGCTAATTCGTATTTATTAGAATCACAACAAACTGGTTTTGATATTAATGATATTGGGTCATCTGTCACACCAGCATTTTCTAATAGTACTATATAGATATTTAGCAACTATATTCTTAGTGAAATAAATTCACTTATTCAGTATTACTCTAGAGATAATATAAAATATCTAATAAATAATCCTAATAAGTTATAGGAAAACTTCCATGGAAAAGTAAAAGATGGAAGAATGGATTTCTCTGGTAATGGTGGTAAGATGAGATATTTCTACGATGTACCAACAGCCGATATTAGTAGATATGGATTTTAGTATGGTACAAATATCAATCAAGCTTTAGAATTACTATTTAATTTGTAGAAAAAAATAGAGGATTCTAAAGTTGATATTAATTCATCAAATCCAGCTTAGCTTACAACAAAAGCAAAATTATCTGATATAAGAAGTCTTGCTGGCGAAAGCGAAGAATTAGATGGGTTTGAATTAATACGAGATTATTTGGATGATCTTAAAAAATCTTTATTTAAGGAAGACCTTGGATTAACTTATCCTAGACAAGAATTTGCAGATAGTATAAATGATTATCTTGTAAATAAAACATTATAGGAACTTTAGATTATATCACAACCAGGTCCGCTTTAGCTTGTTGAATATAAAAATGGGTAGTATCTTCCAAAATACATACCAGCTCAATTTCTTGAAGTTTATAGAAGATAGCTTAGTGATAGTAAGTTATTCGGAACTGCTGAAATTTATAATAACAAAGCTGTTTAGGCTAGTGCATTATTTTCCCTAATTGGTAATTATGTTGTAAATAGTCAAATATCTACAATAGAAATTGAAAAGATATTCGCTGGCGATCCAGCTTAGTACAAATGGAAGAGTGGAAAAGCATCTAAATCAAAAGCATTCGTTGGTATAAATGGAAATATTTACGAAATAGAAGACAACGTTTAGAATCTAAATGATTTACATTCAGATAAAATTAAACGTTTAGGAAGTATGCTTTCTCCTGGTTAGGAAATTAGAAATCAGTATAATGATTATGAAATTTCTTAGTTAAATATACCAAATCATACAAAGTATACTGTTCTTGAGATTGAAGACGTAAAGGCACCATCATTATTCTACGAATAGACTAAACAGAATTTTAAAGTATAGTTGGTTGTAGATAAAATAAGAAATGGTAGAATTGATGAATATCTTAACAAGTTTACAGACCAATTATCTAACGAGCTTTATGATTAGGCTAAGACAAAGAAAGGCGATTCTGTTAAATACAAGAGACTAAGTGTTAATAATATTATAGATTTATTATATTCTGACGCTGATTATTTTAATAGGTTCTATAATATGCTTCCAAAAGATCTTAAGGAAAGTATAGAAAGCGATCTTGATTTATAGATGAATCCATACAAGAGTATAAATGTATGTGACGCATAGGTTATGATTCGCCCAGATTTATATAGACGTATTAGAGTGGGTCTTGGAGAATGGTCTTTTGAACCAGACGAAACTGGATATTCAGACCAATAGGCGTATGATATAATAGAAAATGGATATTATATAAATGAAGATGGACAGAGAGTTGATATAGATCCTAGTGAGTGGATGAAAGACACTCAATTAGCTTTAAAGGTTAGCAAGCTATAGCTATTCCCATTAAAGATGTCTTATTTTGAGAACGAATCAATTAATGAAGGTTTTAATTCAAGAAATAGAGCGTTACTTAATAAGATGGCTATCTTCCCAGTATTTAAGTTCAACAAGTCTACAGATTCTGGATCATAGATATATGATAGAATGAATAAGTCTGGAAATGAACTTGATATGATCGTATTTAAATCAGCTGCTAAAGTTGGTGCTGTTTAGAAAGGATTATAGATAATATCAAAAGATAAGACTGTTTAGACTAGCGTTTCTAATATATCTGACGAATTCTCTAATGATAGTGACACTCGTCTTGATTATAGTACAGGCGAAATTATTAATAAAGAAGGAAATGGCTCGTTAGCTGTTAAAGTTCAAGATTTGAATAATCTTAGATTGCAGCTAAATACACATGCGCATGAAGTTGACTCAAGATCTATTGGTACACAGATGTTTAAGCTTGCTTCTTCAAATATTATTGATGATGAGAAGTACGGATCTGGTTCTGATAGAAGACTTGGTAGAGTTATACGTAGAGATATTACTAACTCTATTAAGCTGTTAACTCAGTTTGGTGTAGAGTCTGTAAAAGATAGATTCTTTACAAGTAGTGGTAGGCTTAATGAATTAGAAGTTCGTAAATTTGTTGAAGATATTTGCGAAAGTAACGGTCTTGGAATATCAGCTAAACAGATAATTCATAATGGCGGTGTAATTGCAAGCTTGCCATCAAGAAGTGTATTTGAAAATAGTGTTTCTTAGTTTGTAAATAGACTTGTAGTTAATATCAATACTAAGGGTGGTACTGCTATTCAGCAATCTATATTAGGTTTTGTAGCTTTTAATAGAAAGAAAAATATTCTTACGCAAGAAGAAGCTACTAAGAAAGGATTTATAGAATTCAATAACGGTAAAGAGCTCAAATGGAATAAAGAAGATAATTCTACTTAGGTCTTATTAAGCGAAAACTTCTTTAGAGATGTTGTTCCTGCTAAATATAAAGGTAATTTTGAAGCTACAAGACAATGGTTATTAGATAATAACATTATTGGAGAAAATGCTAAACCTTTCGGTGTTGGTTATCGTATTCCTACACAGGGTTAGTCTTCTATGTTTGCAGCTCAAGTTGCTGATATTCTTCCTAAGTAGAATGGTGATTTGATTATTGTTCCTAGAGAGTTTACTGGTCAAACTGGTTCTGACTTTGACGTCGATAAATTATTCTTAGCTCTTAAGAAATTTGATTCTAAAGGTAAGCCTTTTGAAATAGGAGAACAAGAAGTTGCAGATCTTCTTAGTGGCAGTATTAGTAAAGACGATGTTATTAAAATACATGCTGCTAAAGATCTTGGTATAAATTTAGATGAATTTGATAAATATTTAGAATCTCTAAACGATATTCAACTTGAAAAGTTAGAAGATTATTATTCTAATTATAATATCGAAGAAGCTGTTAAGAATCATCTTATAGACAACTATATTTAGATATTGGTAGACAAGAAAAACTTTGCATTAGCCAGAGGATCTATTGATGTTATTACAGAGTTATTACAAGAAGAACTTATAAAACCATATCTAAAAGATAGTTCAAGCGGTTATGCAGAAGGTGGTTATCAATTACTACCATCATTCTAGACCTTGAGAAAACTTGAGTTTAGTGTTGGTAAAACTGGTATTGGTCCATTTGCTCTTAATGTAACAAACTTATCATTAACTCAACAGACTGGTCTAACGTTACGTTATGATAAAAATAATGTATATGAATTTGGAAGTTTGGATGCTATATATGGAGAAGATGATAGGAGAATCGCAGACTGGTTGTCAGCTATGGTTAATGCTAATGTTGACGTTGCCAAAGATCCATACGTATTTGCACTCAATGTAAATCAAACTACTTACAAGCATACTAATTTCTTAATTAGAGCAGGTAAAGGTCTTGCTACGTTTACATTCTTAACATAGCCATCTATAAAACAATTTGCTAATATTATGAACAATGCTGGCAATGTTTATGGATTTAACTTATCTGGAGAAAGAGTTGAAGGAGAGTTTTCTGGAGCTCAGAAATCAAAAGTTGCTAAATAGATATATAGTAATTTACTTAAAGAGTTAAAATTATGTATAGCTAACATTGAAGATGAAGAATAGATTGAAGCTGTATAGAAGTTTATTAAATACGTTAGTAAATTTACAGATCGTAAAAAAGAATCTCATGATGAAAAAGCATTTAGACCTTTTGATAAAAAGTCTATGTTTAATGTTGAGATGGGCATTCAGTCTCTTAAATCTGCTAAAGCTGATTACGGATTTGAAAAAGCTGTATCGTTAGCTTACTAGGCTTGTGCATTAGAATCATTCTTAGAAATATATAAATACGCAGACAAATTATCAGATCTCGTTAAAGCATCTTAGATTGATACTAAGAAATTTGGTAATTCTATAGCAAAACAAATAAACTTTAGCAATACTATTGATGTATTTAAGAATACTATTGGGTTCTATATAAATAAGCCTGGTTTTGACGAAAAGGTAGAATAGTATATAAAAGACCTTAAATCACGTGGTATAGAAATGACTAAACAACAAGCTGAATCTAGATTAGCTATAGATATGTATTATAGAGATACCTTCTTAGGCAGTAAATTTTACAACGCTATAAATTTAACTAGATATATACTTAGTGCATAGACGTTTACAGCAACTAGACTATTTGATAATATATTTAGAAATATCGCTGGGTAGGTTAATGGTTTTATTGAGGTTAGCGATAATAAAGGGACTGTTAATTATAATAAAATATCAGATGAAAAGAAGATTACAGATATAGCTGACTCTGTTGATAATGCTATAAGATTCTTATCTTTCTTTGGTATTGGAAGTAAGCTTTATGGAGATTCTAAATTTAGATAGAATCATCCAGACGCTATAGATTTTACATTTAACGGAGATGTTAATGCTCTTAAAAATAAAATAAAAGATATATTGTTTGGTAACGAAAATCAAAAAGACATATTCTTTAGATTTAGGTCTTTAGTAAACGAAATAATTAATCATCCAGAAAATTACCCAGGTCTTGTTGATTCTGAATCTCTTGCTATATAGAACGAGTTATTGTTATATTTAAATCCTATAACAGCTAATTCTAAATCTCCTGTAGGAAGATTTTCATTATCATAGAACCAAATGACTGTTGGTTAGAATAAGAAGTAGATATTATCTAGTGCTTTTGCATAGTTATTATCATATCCAAACGAAGAAGTTTAGAAGTTAGCTCAAGATTTAGTATTCTATGCTTATTATTCATCATATGATTAGAATGGTATTAATTCATTCTTTGATTTAGTACCTTCTGAATATAGAGCTTAGTATGATAATGCGTTAAGTCATTCTATACATCTAATGAATAAAGATAATTCAGACATGTAGGATTCTTTAACAAAATTATACTTACTATAGAGGAAAGGTGATTAGATTGACAGGGCAAGTAATATTATAGATATTATATCAAGAAACTATTGGTATAATGATAATATAGTTAAGACTTATTATATAAATGAATCAGATTCTGTTTTATTAGATCCATATGGTAAAGACGTTCTTGGTCTTCCAGTAATATCAACTTATAATGGTAACAAAGCATTCCCTAGTTTTATTACAACAAGTAATATAGATAACTCTTATATTAAAATAAAGAGCGGAAGAGAATATATGCTGTATAAGTGTATTGGTGTTATTATTAAGTCAAAACAAGAGGAAGGCGAAACTAAACATATAGGAGACATATCTGTATACTCTGCTGTAAATAAAGCTGGATATAGAAATACTGGTGTTAGTATATTAGAAATGTACGATTCTTTCGGAAGTAGTTCTATATTTGAATAGAATAAACTTGAAGTTGATTTTGCTCAAGATAAGATCGTTGATGATGTTCAAAAAATGGTTGATGAAAGTAATAAGGCTAACGATAACTATAGTTTTGAATTAGTTTGGTATGATAAACCAATTTAGGAATCTTCTAGTAGTAACTATGATAATTATATAAAACCAACTCCTATTACATCTGAGTAGAAGACTGTTGACGTTGGTTCTGTTAAGTTAAATGCTGGTAAATCTAAACCAGATTCATTCGGTATAGGTAAAGCAGATGTTGTTATAAATTTAACTCCTACAGAAGAAAAGTCTGACGATGATTTAAAAACCGTATTTGGTGAAGATAATAAAGCTAAGACTATATCTATAGGAATAAATGAAGATCCTTCTAAATATATAAGCGATATCTTAAAACTTATTAATAAAGATGGAGCTATAATTCATTTTACAACCTCTTCTTTTGATTATCTGTTTGAAAATACAATAAGTAAAGAAGATATTGATAAATATATAGACGAAGAATTAGAAAGACTTAATTAGACTTATGACAAATATGATCTTAAAGAAAAGGAACTTCTATTACAATAGAATAGAGAACAATTAGAGCAATATAAAGCTAAGAGAGTTCTTATGTAGAGAAAGATGTATGAATTTATAAATAAATTATTAGATTAGTTATCTGCTAATGAAGTTAATATTGATCATATATCAACATCTTCTACTAAGTATAACGGATCAAGAAGATTTGCTTTATCTAAAGCTGTTTCTACTGTATCTAATTTAAGAGGTAGCCTATTCTCTAATAAGAATCAAATATATGTTCATAAAAATCTATCAAGTGACAAGAAGTCTTTTAAGAATTATATTAAGGAACTTAGTTATGAAATAGATGATTACAAATCATATATTGAAAGTTAGAAACAAACTGCTAATGAATAGTAGTTTGATTATATAGCTGAACAAATGATTGATACAGATAATAAATAGATAGAAGCTGTAAAAAATAATATATCAAGTTTGGGTAACCCATTATTAGGCGGTATTGTAAATAGTGAATCAGAAGATGATTTCCTAGGAGATGTTCAAGATGATATTGAAGAAAACCCAGATGATTTAAATAGTAATAAATGTTAATTGTTAATTATGTTTTGTCCATTTTATAAAAATAAATCCGTGTTCGACGAGTTTAATAACTTAGTTAGAGCATTTGGTGGACAACCTATGACAGAAGATGAGTTCAAGTCAGCCGATCTAAGAAATTAGAGGGCTGGCATTGATCTCGTTTCTATGGAAGCCGCATATAGGTTGTACGATATGAATGGTGGTTTGTTCTTAGACAAAGTACCTAATAGTAATTCAGAAGAAAATCCAGAAGGTATAAAATCTAAGTTGTTTTATGACATATTAAACAAAAGAGGTGGTAATCTTCTTGGTGCTATAAAAGAAAAGTCTTCTTATTATTCTAGATCTTTTATATCTAAACATGGTGATTGGATTAGCGGTAAATCTAAGAATGTAGATATAAATGGAGAACCTGTAATGGATGCTCATAAATTTTCATCCTCAAATGATATTAATTAGTTTAGTAACTTTGATGCAGATATACAATCTAAAGATGTTCTAAAAAAGTTATTTTATGGACAATAGATATCATCTAATGAACTTATTGATCATTTTATATCAAATAATCTTGTAAGTAAATCAAACCTACCATTAGCTTAGGTTGCTGCCAAATATAGCTTACCTATCAAAATTGATAATTCTTTATAGGCTTGTGCAGCAGCTGTTATGAGTAGAAGTGGGTCTTATATATCACTAAACTTAAGTACTGTTAGAAATCTATCGAACTCTAAAGTAGCTGATATTATACTACATGAAATAGTACATCATCTTACAGAATAGGCTTTATCAAACCCAAAAACATCAAGTGATATAAAGTTAAAGAATAATACAGAAAAACTATTTTAGAAACTAAAATCTTTTGTTGATAAAAATCCTTCAATGTACGCTTCTATAGATGAAGGTTTGTATGCTTTAACTGACAAATATGAGTTTATTGCATAGCTTGCTACAGATCAATATACAAGAAGCTATATGTATAAATTAGCTAAGTAGATTGATGATAATAAGAATATTCTTGTAAGAACGTTTAATAATGTAATAAATGCGATCTCAGGCGTTATTTTAAACAGGAGTATAGTTGGTAGCCAAGCTGAATTTGAGCGCCTTAGAACGCAATTAAATGCGTATCTGAGCGGTAATAATACTATTGATGTAAATAATTCTACAAGCATATAGTCTGCTAAGCGTTATTATTAGAATATAGATAACAATACGTAGGTTAATGATAGAACACAAGAGAATGTTGATTATATAAGTAATGCTGAACAAGCTTTATCTGAACAATAGAAATTAGCTAATACTGATCAAGGTTATTATCAAAATATAAGCAATGCATTAAAGATTAGATTAAATGCTATTCGTACTGCAGAATTAGATCCGTCTAAGAAGGCTAATTTAACTAATTCTACATAGTCATAGATAGATTTGTTTACAACTCAAGAGCTTTCTAAATACGACTCTATAACATCTTTTTTAAGATAGGTTGTACCGCAACTTATACAAGATATGAAAGACATAAAGGATATTTATTATAATCATAAACCTTTTACATCTAAAGACTACATGTTTTAGATGCATAGTAATATTAAGATGTATAATTCTATTATACAATAGTTATAGTCTATGTTATCAGATGAAAATGAAGTTCCTTAGATTGTTAGAGAATATAATAAAGGTAAATTCGATAAAGATAAAATATCAGTAAGCGATGTTCTTCAAATAAAACAAGATATAGATAACGTATCATCAATAACAACTGCATCTATTGCTATTCTTAGTCATATGCTTGATAAGATTAGTCATGACAAACTTACAGAAATAGCTAAATCTGTAGGTTCTAGAGAAGGTGTTGAATATGCTGATACATTCTTAACAAATCAAGTTATAAATGATGATATTGGTACAAGATTATTATATATGGGAGCATCAGACTCAATTAATAATGAAGTTGTTAGAGCTGTATCTCACATAATTAATAAAGCTATAGAACAGTCTGATGACGAAACAATACCAGTAGCGTTAAATATGCTTAATGCTGTTAAAAACTTAAAGCTTGGAGAGTCTTAGTTGTCATTATATGAGTTAGATGAAAACGGTTAGACGACTGGCTATCTTGTAAGAGATCTTAATTATGGCAAATTCTGGAAAGATTACGATAATGCTATAAAAGATATAAATAGATAGGTATCTGAAAAGTTTAAGAAAGACGGATTAGTTCTTTCTGATGCTAATAGATTGCCACCAAATGATCATGAAGAAGCTAGACTTATGTGGAATGAGCTCAGAAACAAATGGCTTGAAAAAAATGCAAATAGAAAATACACTGCAGATTATTATAGAATACAATCACAAGTTCCTTATTCTGCAAGAAAAGCTCTTGATCAATATGACTCTCAAATAAAAGCTATACTTGCTTAGCCTGGCGTTACAGATGAAAATGGCATATATCACTACGAGAAGCTATCAGATGAAGATTGGAAGCGCCTAAAATCAGCTATAAGAGACAAAAAGATGCTATATGAGGATTATACTATCTTTGGTACTAAAAAGACTGGAGAAGAGCTTAAAATAGCTCGTGCGCTATAGAAGTTTAGAAAAGATCTAAGCGATTATAGAGAAAAGAAGACTGGCAAGAAGTTTGATCCTACATACGATATAAAAAACTGGACTAAATAGTTTAATTAGGTCATAGAAGAATGTGGTGGTAAGTAGGCTTATAATGATTGGTTTGCTGGAAATCATAAACATCAATTTGATGACAAGAAGTTTATTAAATGGGCTAGACGTAATGCTAAGTTGACTTATAAAAAAGACGAAAATGGCGACGCTATTATATTCAATGAGATAAAGAATTCTATGCGTGGTATTGATTTGTCATTCGGAGAAGAATATGATAAGCTAACAGAAATGAAGAAAAGCCTATTAAATCCTCTTAGAGATCAATATGGTGAAGTTGACGGAGAATATTTAACTGAGTCAGTTCGTAATATAATTTTTGAGATAAACCAAAAGCGTAGAGCTATACGTGAAAAGGTATTAAGTAACAATAAGCAATTGTCACAGCTATATCAAAAACATTCTTAGTTAATGGATAAGTATTTTGATAGAGTTAACACTGAATATTTAAATGACGCTATAAGTGAAATAGAAGCATCGTTAAATCCAGAAGATGGAGATTATGAAGGTATGTTAACTGCGTTACTTTTAGATTACGGAGATACTGAAGACGGTTTTGATATAAACTTTGATGAATGGTGGATGAAGAGTGTTGCTAAAGACAAATCAAAGTATATGGAGTTTACTCCAGGAAATGGTTGGATTGTTAAAGAAGATGACTCTGCTTTTATAAACAAAGAATATGTTGAAGAAAGCAAAAAAGAAGGTAACAATAACTCTTTTATACCTAAACGTTCACTTTACGATAATTCTAAAGCGTTTAATAAAATAAAGAATTCTGAGACATTATCTAAGTTATACGATATAACATTACAATATATGAAAGAATCTAATGCAATGTAGACTAATAGAATGTTTACCGATGATTATCTTCTTCCACAAATACAAGGTTCTTTTTGGAAGAGATTAAAAAGAAATAAACATAAATGGTCTACATTTATAAATTGGCTTAAAGAATAGATAGGTATATCTGATAGTGTTGACGATAGTGTTCAATACGGAGAAGGTACTACATCTGATTACAATGATCAAGAATATGGTAATAGACAATCTGATATTTCAACAGTAGGAAAATACCCAGATGGTCGTAGATTTAATATCCTACCATAGTATTATACTCGCAAACTATAGGATCCGTCACAATTGTCATCTGATTTAGTTGGAATGATAACACAATACTATAACATGTCTGCTTTGTATAAAAACAAATCTAAAATACGTGACGATGTTGAAAGTTTAATAGATGCTGTTGGTAAACAAAGATTTGGTAGAGGAGATTTGGTATAGTTTAGTAATAGTAAAGTTGCTAAAGATGGAACAGACGCAAGGTTATTTAAATATCTAAATAGCTTTGTTGAAATGAATATGTATGATAAAGCAAGAATTAGACTTAACATTGGAAGTTTTAATTATGATAAAACTTTATCATTATCAAGACGTTATGTAACTGCATTAAACTTGGGTCTTAATCCTAAAGTTGCTGTTGTTGGTTTCTTAACAACAATGTATAATCATTTAGTATTCTCTTTAACTGGTCAAAGGTATAGTGCTAAAGAGTGTATGTAGACAATGTTAGATGTTGCTTCGAGATTTGTATTCAAACATTTATTTGGAGCAAGAACTATAGCAAATCCATACACTAAAGACAAGATGCTTGTTGTCATGAAGGATTTTGGATTAGCTAACCAATGGGAAAACACTACATAGCATACTAATAGAATTAGAGCTATTCAAGCTACTTATAAATAGTCTATATATGGTTTAATGTCTGCTTGTGATGTTATGTCAAAACAACATATCGCTTAGTCAGCATTAAGAGCTCATCATTTTGTAAATGGAGAATTCTTAACTAAATATGATATACAAATAAATAGATTTAAGAATGGCGAAGATTGGTATAATGACGCCATGAAGCAATACAAGAAAGGAGTTTCTTTATGGGATGTTATAGATACGTCAACAGGTGCTATAAAAATGAAAGACGATAAGTATAAAGCAGCTTGGGAAAAGAGTAAGTTCAAGGTAAAAAATAGATGTGTAAAATATTCTGAAGAAGCCGATGGTATGGCTACTAAATTACAAAGAACTTTACTTGTTAAAAGCTGGGCTGGTATACTACTTATGATACATAGATAGTATTTTCCATTGATGCTCGATAAGTATTTTGGAAATCGTGTGTATGATTATGATATGTAGGAATATAAGAATGGTTTACATAGAAATATGTTTAATTTAATATCGAAGACTACTGGAAATAACTTATTATTAAGCACATTAGCTTGGAGTAGTCTTGGAACATTGTTCTTCAATCCAGCTATGGGCTCTGTTATAGGAGCTGCTATTGGTGTTGGTAATTATTTAAGAGTTCGTCGCAATAATAAGAAAAACGGGATCAAACCAGAAGGAGTTATTAAATAGGTTAAAAAATATTTTAATGATAAATCTTCTGACAAGGCGTACGTAAACTCTTTATCAAACAAATATCAACTAAAATAGACTATGAGTGAAATTGTTCTTTATGCTATTGTAAATTAGATTTCTGCTTTCATGTACGGAATGGCTAAAGAATCTGATAAAGATGATGAATGGTGGAAGTATATGCTTGCATATTGGATGGAGGCGTTTAAATGGGAATCATTTAATCCATACCGAATAGATGATATTGCAAATAATATTAAAACAGTTTCTGCTGCTACATCATTATCAGATGGTCTTGAAAACTTTATGCAAGGTACTGCAACTGGAATCGCTAACAGAATATTCCCTCGATAGTCGATTCTATCGAATCCGTCACTTTAGAATATGCTTGAAGACGATAGTGTAGGAGATTTCTTTACAGAACCTTTAGGTAAAAGGTCAAGGTCTTATGAAGGGTTTACTAAGTTTGAGAAAAATGCTATTAAACTTACACCTTTACATAGCCCAATAGAACAATTTAAAGATTCTAAATCTAAACTTAACTATCTTAAAATGCAGATTGAAAAAGAACAATCTGAAAATTAATAAAAAAAATAAACCCAGACTACTCTCTCGAGCGGCCTGGGTTTTTTGTTATGAATATCTGAAAAGTATCCATCTCTTTTTTAGAGGCAGAATATGTTTTTGATGTATTTAAATATGCTAATCTATCTGTATATTTATTTGGTACAAGAAAAGATATAACATATAAACCATTTTCGATCTTACAATTAATAAAGCTATCTTCATTCCTTGCAAGTTCTCTTAGTTTGAATACATCTAATTTGTTTTGTGTGTTAAACAAAAGCTTGTAAATTACTTTTTTTTTGTATATTTCTACATAAATATCCACAAGATCGCCAGAGTTTATTATCTCAGGAGAATCTAATATATATTGTAACGTTAAAAGCTTTATGTCTATTTTAGGCAACGAACTCTTGTATAAAATCATTAGACATGTCAATATTAGCTAAATTCTCTTCTTCTATAATTTCAGCTTCAATTAAAGCTGCATCAATATTAGCTGAGTTTTCTTCCTCTACAATTTTCATGTCTACGCTTGCTGCGTTGTAATTTGACTTCAAGTTTTCGTTGTACACTTCTGAGTCAATTGCTTCTATAATATCATTCATAATTATTTACTCTAAGGTTAGAAATTATAAATTTAACTTTTCACTTCCGTCACCAGTATAATACTCAAGCGTATGTTCCCACTTGTCATTAGCCTGATGCCAGCGTATTTGTTCTAAAACATCCATAATAGTATCTAATTTACTATTAACTTGATGTTCTGTAAATTCAAAAACACGTATCTCATTACTTCCAGTTGTATCTATACCGATGATATAATACTTAAAAGTCCAATCATTATTTGGTTCTTCTTTCAATTCATTTATAATATACCATCTTAAAGCGTATTCATAAAAACACAATTGCCTTAAATAGTCATAATGATTCATAGATTCTTCAAAACAACCTATGTTTACAGTTGTCTTCAAGTCCATCAAAGTACATACTTTGTTCTTAAAATCAAAATGTACACTATCAAGTAACGATTTACATTTTACTCCACACATACTCCAATTTATATGGAATTCATGGTGAAGTTCATCCTCTTGTCCAATATACTCATTCTTAAGCAACTTAGACGCAAGTTTATGTTTCTGAATATTCTCAGCCACCTCCATTAGCATCTTAGCGTCATATGGAGATATAATCTCTCGATTATCATTTATCTTAAGGTACTCTATATAATCAGAGTACTCCTCAGCCATTTTAAGAGCCTTAGGGAGCACCAAATCATCTGACTTGGGTAAACCCTTATACGACGCACGATATGCGCTTATAACGGCTTTATTTGGCTCTATTTCAACACTCTGTGCAAGCTCCTGACAGAACTTCTCCTGCTGCGCTGAAGAAGGTCTACTTTTATCCCACACAACATAGTCTTTATGGAATTCTTCAGGCTGTAACAGATATTCGTGAATCATAGTTCCACGAGCTAACTGACGACCTGTTTCACCTTTAGCTTTACCTGTTAGCATAGAATGTAAATAGGCTGGCCCTTTCTTCAAGAACCAGCCTATGTTAGAATTACTTATACGAGTCATGTCCTCGTAATAAGGCATCGTTATCTCCATATTACTTTACAGATAAGTTCATGTCATTAAATAACTCTTCAAATGTATCCTTAGGATTTTCGTTTATCTCTTGAGCAAACGAACTTACATTATCAAAGCTAACACAACCAAAACGACTAACAATGAAATCAAGTACAGACTTAACCTCATCTTTGTCGTTAAGACGATCTTCGAGTATAGATTTAATTAACTCTTTGTTCATCTCATCAAATTCTCTCCAATAACGGATTCGTGAACACCTGTCTATAAGGAATTCACTAATCATGTCATCATTGTTACATGTGAACAGCATCAACTTCCTACCAGAAGAGTTAATGCCATCGAGAATCTTCAAAAGATAACTATCGTCATAGTCTTCACCAAGCTTGTCTATCTCGTCAATAATTGCACAGACGTCTACGTCTTCAAGCAAGTTAAATAACTTACATAGAACACTTGGGTAAAGTGACTTATCTATCAAGATAATAGGGAGATTTGAGTCCAAAGCGATTTTCTTACACATTACTGTCTTACCAGAACCCTTAAGTCCAGATAGCATGACACCAGTAACTTCATCTTTAGACTTCTGAAAGCGATTAAGAATCTTTTTCATAAACTTATCATCACTTTCACTTGAATACATCTTCTCTGGTAATTTCAGACTTGGTGCTTCAGATAAAGTAAGCTGTTCCCCATACCTGTCATAGCTTACTGTATAAACTGTTCCAGGCTGTAAGTCATAGTCTAATCCATCAGTACTAAACTTAAATGAAATACTATTACCTACCTTTATAAACTTACCTTTATTGTTTTTCTTTTCCATAATTCTTTTGACTTAAAAGTTCTTGAATCATTTCATCTACTTGCTTATGATTTCTCACAAGGTAACACTTCATTTTACTTCTGTGTTGTTTCAAGTAGTATTTGAATAGCTTCCATCGTAATGGAAAACTATCACCCATCAGGCCTTTACATTCTACGACAAACCCCTTTCCTATAAAGTCTGGAAGATATGTCATAGCTCGTATTTTCTCCTGATTATACTCGAATTTTGGTAAGAGAGTGAAATGCTTTGGCTCATATTCTACTGGTATTCCAGCATTCATAAAAGCTTCATAAGTATAGCATTCGAGCTTACTACGAAAGTGTAAACCATACTTATCGACCTTAGTCGCATTCCTAACTCTCCCTTTAGATTTTTGTGGCATACTCAACAAAGTTTATACCGTTCTTATTCTTAGCAAAAGCTGCGTTAAGTATCTCTACGCCACTCTTGTCAGACACAGTAATATACTCTGTATCTATACAATCTATATATCGTACGCGGCCGTTCTTCATCTTTATAGTTGGAGATGTTTTGTACATTAGAGTAAACCCTAACATACCTCCAATTATTCCGAACGAAATAGCCAGAATCAATGTTTCAATCATACTTCTTTAATGTTTGTGAAAGCCAATCTTTTACAGTATTAAAACCATTAGCTTTTACTGCATCTGATATGTCTTTCGATTTAAACTTCTTATGAACGAAGAAAGCATCAAATTTATACTCTTTACTATACTTACGAGCTCTCAACATTCCTGTTTGATCTCTATCATATAGTATAAGTATATGTTTCCATTTACTCCTCAATGATTTAATAATATTGTCTGGAATAAATGTTGTTTCGCTTGAAGCTGCGATTGCATTATAACCCATCTCATATAAACACATAACATCTTTTAAAGACTTAGTGATTATCAAGAGATTACCTCCATCCTTAGGCAACTCGGCTAATCCCTGAACATACTCATTTGTCAAATTCGTACGCCATTTAGTATACTTGGATGCTAAAGGTCGATAAATCTTAAATCTATCATATACCTTATATGCATACATAGGATTAGTTTCTTTGTAGGTTCCTCTGACGACTCTATTACAAAGAAAGTATTTAATGCTAAACACTTGATATTTCTTTAACGTATCAAGTGAGATATGAAATTGCTTCCAATATCTTTTATCTATATCTGTGAATGGTTGTCTAACGATTCCTATATCCATAACATTACTTACGTTTTGGGTGTAAGTCTGTTGACGTATAGACATATTAGGATTCATTTTACGAACTATCCTCAGTAATTCCCTTTCAAACTCTTCTCTTGTTTCTATCCCTTTGATTAACTTAACGAATTTTAGAGCATTACCTCCATCTCCAGTACCGTGGTCCTTGAAGAATAATCCGCCTTGTTTACCCCGAAATATAGCAAAAGAGGGATTCTTGTCATCATTCCTTAATGGACTGTTGATAAGTTTCCCTATTTTTATACTACCTAAGTAGTATGTATAGATACTTTCGTCATCCAACATAGACAACAAGTCTTTAAGACTCATTGTAATTGCTGTTTTTGTACTATACATTTGACTTATAAGTTCTTGTTAGTGTAGGTATCATAAGAATCGAACTTATGCTTGTTCCAAAATACCCCCAAGGTTCTACCAACCTTTCTTTTTACGAATCCTATTATAGGATAGTCTTAGAAAGTCTTTAATCAGTTTATCATCATAAAAACAATCTACATTGTCTTTAAACTGTACATCTCGAGCAACTCCGTACTGATTATCTATATAATTAAATACAGCTTGCCCGACTCTCCAGCTTTTAGGTTTACGATTATTTGCATAATCTAAAACCTCTTCTTCAAAATATTTACGTTCCATAGTAATAATTTTAGTCGAGATGGGTGGATTCGAACCACCTCAGCATTTAGCTAACTCAATTAAGCGATATCAACTTCCAGTTAACACATCTCGTAACAGGCCATTTATTTGCGTTCTAAGCGTCTCAAACCATTTCTCTTAACAACTACACAAAGTCTATGCTTAAACGTCTTAAATCGCTCCTAAATGGCCTTAAATCGAACGCTCCCTCTCCGTATCAGAGCAAAAATTATACTTAACGTAGGAATAACCTTATTACACGTCATTGTTGTTCGATTTGTGGGATGAGGAGGAATCGAACCTCCTATATGAAAAGTTATGGCAGTGAAACATATTACCATACATCCCGTGTGAGGTTTTACAGAACCTCAAAACTGTCTTGGCGTCGCTAGAGATACGGACATCACTCACGTAAATCATATTCTGCACCAAGCTTGCTTGGATGTATCCACCAGTGACTATTTACCATTAAAATGGGAGGTCGTCACTACCTGATGCCTGAGTACTATCAGCATTTGTAGCTGAAGCAAGAGGATCTGTTGATTTCTCAACATCTGCGACTACCTGTCGCTCAAAACTGTCACGAGAGAACTTCTTAATCTCTGTTTCGGCCTTATCCATTGGCTCTACAAAGATACCATTTTTAGATACCTGAGTATAGTTATTCTTATCGTAAACAACCTTCAGACGTAAAGCCTTCTTAGTTGCTACCATAGGAGATAGAGTCGCCTGTACCCAATCTATCATCTCCTTGAAAGTATTAAACTCACCTTCAACGTTAGGGAGATAACAGTTGATAACCTGTATAATTCGACCAAACTGTAAGTTATCACGACGCTGCAAATCCTCGTCGGTCTTAACCCACATGCTCTTTTCGTTCTTCCACTCTGTCATTGTTGCGGTTTTACCCTCACTATTCTCGAATGTAATTTCAAGAAAATCATGACCGTTTGGAGACTTCTTAGCCTCTACAGATTTCAAGAATACGTTCTCATTAATGCCAGCTGGCATATAAGAACCATTAGACTCGTTGTTATTCGTAACAGCTGTACTTGTACTATACATAATTTCTTAATTTTATTGAGTTATAACTTCTTAAAATAATAGGGATTAATCCTTATAAACCTTATCCCAATAGGTTGTTATGCTTCCATCATCGTTTCCTTTGGCGATGACTATATCCTGTCCTCTTAGGTGTGGAGCACGGGCCTCCTTAATAGAACCATCTCCTCCTTTGAAACTTATATGAGTCTCATTTCCCTTTCGGTAAACAAGACCTACCGCGTCAGCTTCTCCGCATATAATTGCAGAAAGCTTTCCAACTAAGTCAAGCGCCATTTCTGACAACTCTTCTCCGTTGTTATCAATCTGTACATCTTTAACATGTCCGACCAATATGAATTCATCACAAAGCTCTTTAAACATGTCAATTACCTTACGTACTGCCTGTCTAATATAGAAATAGCCAGAACCGTTAGGTAATGTACGAACATCGTCTCCCTTCCAATTCTTTCCAACTGGACTTTGACGATATAAAGTAGCAGCATAACTTAAACAAATCTCCTCTAATCGAGTAGCGTTGTCTATTGTAATACGGTTATAGAAATTATGCCCTACTTCTTTATTCTTAGCTCTAATGGCTTGAGCAGCTTCTCCTAAATCACTAATGTTACGACATTGTATTGCCATAGCGTCAATGAATGTAGAACCACCTTCTAAGTCTATGATCAAGTTATTTTCTAACTGCGCCAATGCTGATGTCTTACCAGACTTTGGACGACCATAGATAATTAAGAAACGCGGATTAACTGAAACTGCTGGAACTTTAGATGTAGGTAATGTAATCATTAACTCTTAGGTTTTAGATTATTTATTAATCTCAATATTGATATTGTGACTGTTGGTGTAAATATCAATAATGATCTTCTTCTTTGGAGCACTCAACGTATTCAAGAATGCAAGATTCTCGAAGTCGTCGTATGTGTAAATGTCACGGTCAATCTGAATCTCGTCATCGTAGAAGATAACTGGAATGCCCGCGAGCTTATAAACCTTACCAAATGTGAATGGGAAAGTCTTCTTCTTGCCATAGTTAGCAAGGAATGATGCTGCCTCTGCAAACTCGTTGCCCTTCAGTGAAGCAGTGCTGGCCTTGAAGATCTTTGCATCTTCCATCTTAGTCTTGTAATCCTTGAGATATGAATTAGTCTCCATTAGATTATCAAGAATAATGTCATCGAGAACCTCAGAATAGTCTGTAGGCTTATTCTTCTTGAGAAAGGAAAATGTGAAAAACTTCTTAATATTGTTGTTACTATTGTTGCCAGTTGTAAAAGTATATGTATTCATAAAATTTCAGCCTTAAAATGTTTTACAATTGACGCTTATACTTCTATCAGATTATTGAACGCAAGGTCATTCTCGAATTCAAGTATACATGGTTTTCCCGCATCGCGGTTCTTTAACATGTGTATGTATACTTTGTTAGAAGTAGGTAAATGATTTGGACCGTATTCTTGGATGCCCAATATTTCTGGTCTATGTATAACGCAAACGTAATCGCTTGCTTGAAATATAGCGTCTGATGATGACAAATCACTTCTCATAGGATAATGACTTGTCGGATTGTTTATTCTCTCAGAAGATTCTATGTTTCTGTTCATCTGAGCAAGCTGTATAATGCTTGTCATTGGTAGCTTCTTAGCTTGTATGAACACTCTTTCTAACTCACTTATAGTTTCTAATACAGATCCTACTTGTTTTGTTAGTAACGCATGATCGTATACTATCAAGAAATGCTTGTTAGTTCCTTTAACATACGTTTCATAGAATTGGAATATTATGTCTTTAACTTGCGTGGGAGTAGTAGGACTATCTACAAAGTAAATAGGATACTCCTTTAGCTTATTGGTTACCGATACGACCATTCTGAAGGTATTGTCGTCCAGGTCCTTTTCAGAACTATACAGAGTCGAAGTCGTTCTCCTTAGCTTATTTGAGAGCGTCCTTCCAACCTGCCTAAAACCAACCATCTCTAAAGAGAAGTTTAGTACTATAACATCTTCTGATTCATTTAAATCAATCACGTCTGTGGTAATCAAGTTCGCAAATGAACTCTTTCCACTTCCAGAGATACCTGCAATGGTAAGTACAGTGTTAGGTTCAATTCCGCCCATACACTGCTTGTTAAACTTATTCCATCTTGTTTTTAAGCTGACGATTTTATGTTCACGTCTGCCTGCAATATATTGAACAGCTTCATTCGCAACTACAGACATAGGACGTATCAAATTAGATAAGTTCTGTTCCATATGTCTCTGTATTTTGCTCTTGCTGTTCACTTAGCATCTCTTCTTCAATTTCTTCCCACTGATGGTCTTGTAACCATCTCCACATAGTCTTCATATATCCTATTTTGCCCAGTTTGGATTTCTTCTCAAGTTCCTTAACTAAGCATTTGTTAATATGTTCGGCTTTGGTATAGCTTTTACTAACATAGGAGTTGTAAAGATTTCTGCATTTATTCTTATTCGTTCTAAGATAGACTTTTTCTCCATCTGGACGAACAACATAAACTGGGTACATATCGTAAAACTGATCAAAATAGCTACGATCTGGTTCGATATAAGCTGTAAGCTTTTCAGATTCTTGATATGTAATTGAATTCCCTCTCTCTATCGAGGTAATAAGTCCTTGTTCGATTAAGTATGATATTTCGTCGTCGCTAATTAGGCTGACAATTTTGCGGACGTCTTGATTATTGGCTTTTTGATTCTTATCCAATACCATACTTAGGAAGACTAATTGATTTAAATTTAGTTTATCTGGATAATCCAGAAGTTTTGTGTTTAATTCAATAATCATACTTTTATACTCTTTGGTTAACAAGTCTGATCGTCAAACAAACTCAGTTGTACACTCGTAAGCTCACTAATAATTTTACTCGCTTTAGAAATGTAGTACTGATAGTTTATATGACGATGCTCTATAGGCTTTTCGTCATACGTATTCAAGATAGTAACTCCTGATTCTGTCAAAAGGTTTATGTCTGTATATTTTTTAACATCAACTTTCTTACCTTGATAAGAAAATTCAAATCCCTTTAACTTCTCATTATATTTTCTCTTGAATAAATAATAATCGTTTGTAGATGCGTAAAACCTATTTATTCTCTGTACTTTTTCACTTCCGTGATATACATCAAACTTTTTGGCTACGCGTTGACCAATTACAAAATCTCTAATATCTTTATCAGACATTATAAATTCTTTAACTGGTTGTTTTGTAAGAAAATAATTTATAACCGCTTTAGGAATTATGACTGGTGCTAATCCTTTCCCAAGCTTGGTCTCGGTTATAAACATTCCTTTCTTTTCTATCAGATTAGGGTCTTTGGATTCAGAGTATCCCTTAATGATACCGAAATAATCATTAATTGCGTACTGATAAAACGCTTCATAATCATTGCTTTCAAATACAAGTTGTGTAATAGCTTCTACTTCTGCAATAGCTTCCTGAATTCTACTACGATTCTCTTCCTTAGCTATATACACTACACCATCTGTGTTAGCTTGTATAATCCTACAATCTAACTCCAGCAAACGTTCTATTAACATAAATAAGATCAACTGTCCATTGATTCTTATTCGGAAGACGTTAAATGGATCGTATAACCAACTTGATTCTTCTTGCATTTTCCCCGTTACAGCGTTAAGAGCAAGTTTTAGTGTCTTATCCTTAAGTTTCTGTCGATTATGTTTTGCATAAATTCTGTCGTTATAAACGTCAGTGTAGACCTGCAAAAATTCTTTTCCTACACGACTTGGAGCAATGTTGTATTTAATTAACAACGATGGGTACATCGACGCCACATCACTGTGCCCAATATACTCATTCTCGTTAGGACGGAAGATTTCTGGTTTGTTGATAGAATGTAATCCACCAACTCCAACAGAATAGCCTAAATTTGAGAGAACAAACTTCTTCTCATAGCCTTTGCGCTCATGCGAATCAACTACTTGTTTTTTCATATCTTCGAGAACGTCTTGTAATTTCGGATTTTTATATTGTATAAAAGGGAAAATCACATCCTTTAGCTTTATGTCTTCAACTGGCTCTTGATTTTTTTTGAGTTCTTTTATATCTACGCCTGTTTTCTCACAATAAAGCTTAGCAAGGATGGATTCTCCAATTTTTACTCCATCGAAAGACAAACATGGAATTCCATATTCATCTTCAATATATAAACGAAGTTTTATATCTTCTTCAAGTCTATCTAATAGATCTGTAGTAGATTCAACATCGTTTATATTATATGCAATCATTTCGTCAATATCAGAGTCTTCGATTGGTAAATCAAATGAACCTGAATATTCCTGAACGTTTTTATAGTGCATAGTTAATTGCATTTCCTTAAGACCTACTCTTAACTTTGAACTAAATTGCATAGTCAAAAGATCCATAGAATTGAATTTATTTGCATATTTCCATTTCTTGAATCTTTCTACATCTCCGTCTTCTGATTCTATTATACATTTAGACAACTTATATAACGACCTACAGACTTCTTGACTGGTTCTACGACTCAATTGTCTTTGAAGATCTATAATATAGTTTAATACCACGTCGTCATAATGCTTGTTGTTATATCCACAAAATATTATATCTTTAGAAACGAAAAAATCAACTAACTCTGTTAGCTGATTCTTTCTATTAGATATTTCAAAAAGTAATAACTCTTGTGTCTCTGTGTCCTTACATGTACAATGAAAACAGTTTGGGAAAATCTCTATGTCGTATGTAACGACTTTAAAATTTCGTATAAACATGGTTCAATGACTCTAAGTAAACGTATGTGCTGTATATTGGAATCGAACCAATATTTAGACCATCTACAACTAATCAATAATAGTTAAGGAAGCTCAGGTTAATTACCTGAGCATTCCTCGTCACTCTTCTCCAAATCATCAATAGTTACTGGCTTTTCACAACCAGTTGCGTTTCCATTAACTCATGTTGAACCTTCTTTATTAGAAGCTGACATAAGATTAAAGTTTTCTACTTTGATTTGGATAATTGATGGTTTTACGTAATTCATATTATTTATTTTTATTTATTACTACGGTCTTACATATAAGACTTCTGAAAACTCATCTTTTGTTAAGTACCAGAACGGCTTCTTTCCGTTCTTGTAATACATCTTGGTGAAATCATCAGGATGTAAGGCTAAATGAAACAACACATGAAATATATTAAAGATATTACTATCATCCCAACCAGATTTCCTTGCTCTAAGAAATAATCCTATTGGGAATAATATAACACCAACAAGTAATCCAAGTATTGCACTTAATACTATTGTTAACATATTATTGATTTTAAGTATTGCGGAGATTATAGGACTCGAACCTATACATCATATTGCTACGATTACTGACAGTTTAGCAAACTGTTGCCTTACCAATTAGGCTTAAATCTCCAATGTTGGAGGAGAGTAAGAGATTCGAACTCTTGGAGCGTTTTACCGCCCTCTGGTTTTCAAGACCAGCGCTTTAGACCACTCAGCCAACTCTCCTTTTTAAAGTGTTGGTGGGACGAAGAGTGTCACCACCAGCACTGTTATGCTGCTACGCTGAGCAACACCTTGCGTTCGTATGTATAGTCAACTGATTTACAGTTATATCCTGACTTAGACACTTTCTTAAGTACCTCTTTACATACGTCCACTACAGTATCTTTCTTAACGAACCGTTTTCCAGCAAACTTACATAATGGATAACCGATCGTAATCGGGTCCATATTTGGATATGAATAGACTCCTCCACCCATATCTATCATAGGCACAATCAATGCCTTTTTGCGGTCATACGGTAATACTGTTTTGTCATATATCGAAACTACGATATCTCGAAAATGTTCAAGAGCTTTATCTCGCTCTTCTTTCCATGATTCAAGGAATTCGTTCTTAAACAAATCCATTTCATCACATGGTGCTGGGTTTTTACGTACCCACTTTGCAAGTTTATGTTGAGCTAATCGCTCCATAAAGTTTGCACTTCCAATACTTTTAATAACAACTCGTTCGCTCATAACTTTAGTTTCTGATGGAACGTCAAAGTAATCTACACAAGCACCCCAACTCTTCATACGCTCTTCATAGTTCTTACACTTACCTTTAGTAAGCATATACCATGGTTGTTTCTTTGAACGTACACAGAAGTGAGCTTTCAAGTATGCTTTACGATTATTCTTTACTGTGTTATATATAACGTTTGGGTCTGATATGTTTGGTTGCAAATTCTTATCCATTTTGATAATGATTTAAATAGTTACGTTCTAAGACGTTATTTTCATCTCTGCAATGAATTGTCCTGGAAATATATTTAAACGCCTTAGAAGGCCTCTAAATGGCCTTAAAATGAAAGTATAGACAGCCTCGAACTGTCGCATAAATGCTGGTCCTTGTACACCATATACTTGTGCCGATGTTATACTGCTAAGTCCATAGAGAACTTATCTGCAATATCATCAGTACATGTTATGTTAGTATTGTCGTTAAACTCCTTGAGCTTAGCGTCAAACTTATTTGCCTTCAACTGACTCTCCTTAACGAGAGATGCAATCTTTGCTGAGGTAAAAGATTCAGTCTTACCCATATGATTCTTACCCTTAGATGCCTTCTCAGAAGGATTAATGGTAGGAATCATCTTAAGCTGTGCGATAGCCTCCTTAGCTTCACCAGCTGCAAAAATAGCATAGTTATTGGTCTTCTTAAACTCCTCATAGTTGAACTCTGTAATACCCATGTTGAGCAACATAAGCATACCCTTAATGATAATACGCTTCTCACTCATCTGTGTGATTTCATTGTACAAACTCTTGAGGTCGTAGCCAGAACCCTGGCCTGCTGCAATAGCCTTCTTAGCCATTACGTTTTCAGCACGAATGATCTTCCAATACTTATTGATTGTCATATCGAGATTCTTACGGATATTGATGATCTTTGCTGAATTCAATTCAATTGATTTATTCTTACTCATAATTAGATTTTGATTAAAATTAAAAATACAACTAATATGAATTCGAGAGATCATTTACCTACACTTGCTCATAGCTTGGAATCGAACCAAGTTTACTTAAAGTTAATCCGCGAGGCGTACCTCCCGCAGGAAGCACGCCCCAATCCCCTCGGGGAAATGGATAACTGTAAATAACCAAGTAACGATAATCCGAATTTAGAATCATCATACTTCATTCTTTTCTTTCTTAACTGCTTGTTATGAAGCACTTTCCCTCGGGATTATGCTTCTATATCCTCAGATATATCACTTACATGTTACGAAATCCAAGAAATCCGTAATCCAATCCTATATTCAGAGGATCACCATTACTATCTATGAAAGGAATTGTTTTCTTAACACCGTTGATGTTGATTACTATTTCACGTGGCTTTTCGGACGCGAAAGCGCCACCAGGACAGTCTTGGGCCGAACCCGGGCCTCCCTCGGGAGACAGAGCCTTTTGGTATCCTTCGCTCTTCTGAGCCACATGTGCCCAGCAATCATATAATCGACGGACAACATAGTCATAGTCCTTTGTACGGACAGACTTCTTTACTACTTCAATAGATAAACCATTGAGAATAGCTTTATTGTTTAGGCCGCTTGATAAATCTACCAAAGCGTCCCACACTTTCAAAGCAAAACTATCAAATGGAATTTTGTCCTGACAGCCTAACAACTGATTCCACCAACGCATAGATGTCTTTCCAAGAACAATAGTACCATTATCTTGGATTATACAAATCTTGTACTTTTCCGCATCATTCGCGTTGTCAAGTATCTTTACAGACACTTTGGAATCAGTCATTAGGACTTGCATTAACAGTTTGCTTGCATCAGATACAAGCTTTTCCATATGTTTAGTCCTCTGTGATTGTTACGGTTACACTTTCTGCAGCGTTAGCGCTTGCAGCCATCTCGTTATTGTAATCATCGAGCTTCTTGATGTTACCAGCAATTGCATTCTGAAGAGACTGCAACTCCTTATCGATGTTAGCCTTAAGCTCCTCAATACGGCTGATTTCAGCCTGATTTGCAGCATTACACTGTATAACCAACTTCTCTACGTCAGAGAAGATGATGTTCTTGTCACCACGAAGAGCCTTAGATACAGCATCCTCTGTTACCTTGCCAACCTTAGACAAATCTGGAGAGATTGGCATTGTTACCTCACTTGCCTGATCATCCTTGTTGATGAACACTACTGGAGAACCAGTGATGTCGTTACCGAGCTGAATGCTCACTACGTCATAACCCTTAACGAGATAACGCTTTGTTGCGCGATTCGTTGTGAGCTCAACATTGCCATCCTGCTCGATCTTACGCTTCTTCTCGTCGAAGTTAACAGCGTTCTGACGTGCCTCTGGGCGATAATACTGACAGCCAAAGTTCTTGCCTACGATTGAGAGTGACTTACGATTGTTTGCTACTACTGATGCTTTTACAGTTTCCATAATTTTTCATCCTTTTTGACATCGTTTTTGATAAACCAACGATGAAATTAATAATAAAGTTTTACGCTGAAATACAGCTTTATAAAATAAAACATTACTGCCTCGTTGGGTCTGAATGCTGTGAAAAATCAACTTCAATTGCTGTTCTAATGGGAAGCACGCTTCCAATTCTAACTGTTACACTTCTATATTCCTCTAAGTGAAGCTCAACTCATGTAACGGGAATCCAACGGTAGGATTAACTTAGCCCATCATTAAAATTGCTATCATAAGCTTTGAATGTTGAATGTGCACAATCAAGTGCAATGATTTATGTAATTCATTGTTTAATTCTAATAAACAATATGTGAAGTATACTATTCTGTATCCGTCAAAGTCTCTGATGATTCAGGATTCGCGGAGGGTTACAGTGCTGAGATACAGATGTAAGTTTCCACATACGATTGACCCACAAAAACTTTGGTAATTTCTTCTCGTACTTTCCACATACTTAAAAGTAACTACCGATGATTGTTAATTCACCACAGATTGTCTCTTATGTTAGTATTCATTCTTATACGCGGAATACATAATTTGCGTTTCATTATCGAACTATCTCACCTTCAGGGGGATCACAGATACTACGGCTGTTTTTTCTATTGGATAAGCTTCCTCATTTGTTTTTAATCTCTCATTTCTTCGAGACAGTGCACGAACACTTGGGAATTTAACCCTATCATTACCCTTGTCACCCACAACATTCCTTTTTAATACACCGAGACAGGATGTATTAACGAGTCACTAACTCCCTATCCTTATTGCAAGGACGTACTTAAGTTCTGTTGCTGCCCATCAGTTTACTGATAACTGCTCTATAAATCTATAAGGATTTGCTGTCCTGCTTCAATCCCGTCCGTTGCTACCTATTAGTAGTTACGTTCGGCGACTCAAGCTCGAGACGGAATCGTATAGTTTATTCTGCATAATTTTTTTCAAAGTTACGGTTGGCACTCGGATTTCCGACTCAATTTCTTTCATACAACGAAAGGGGTATATCTATCGGGGGACATCCATTTTTGTTAAACATGTTTATTTTCTCTCTAACTCTCTTTTCTTAATACTTATCTAAAGCTATACACTTACTCATATATAATATACCAGCTTACTACTCTGTAGAGACTATATAATATTGTAAATATAATGCAAAGCACTAATACTTGTAGTTATTGAAGGTTGACGGATCTTTCATTACCATTGGTAATATGGCATTCGGAATCAGGTCTACCTAATTAAAGTTTTCCCAGTATCGCCTCTGAGTGCGGCTACCATGATTGTAACGTTATCATCGCATTGGAGAATTGTTTTTATCAACTCATCCCATTGTACCACTTATATCTTCACTCCACCCAAAGAGCTGTGTACATTCAAATCAGACTTTGACCGCGGCCTCGTTTCGCGTAGCATTTCTGCATTCAGGTATTGCCCAACCTGCTGGTCATTTTACTTTTATATCCCGCATAAACGACCAAAGCCTGGCGGACGTACTTCATCATATATCAGGCGTTTTACCCCGTCCCTGGACCCTAAGGTGACCCAAAAGGTGACTGAATCGAACAGTCGGGTTTTACATAGCCAGCATAGTTACGGTATACTTCGTGGGTATTATCCCTTTCACGATATTGTTATACTCCATACATTTTTTCACTCCTTCATACTCTACTTTGGTGGTAGAGGAACACTGAGCTGGGTTTTAGTAGATACTTCTATAATAGAGTTGGCCTTGCCTTCATATAGCCATACCATGTACTATATTCTTCGGGGTTTCTTATTATAGCTTCATCTCGTGTAACGTTCTTATATACATAGTATCATAGTATACATTTCCGATACGGCATCAATTCTGTGTGATTGTCAACTCACAACTTACGCGTCTTCTCATATATCCATCACCAGACGGTTCTCATTTCAATATGAATAGGGTTTGATACAACGCTATCCCTAATACAAATAAGTTTTTCACGCTTAAATGTCTTCCATCCTATCTTTTGGGTTTCTCACGCTTTGAGAGCGCTAACATATTTTCGGATCAAGTTAATTCGTTCCTAAGGCTAATGAGACCTTATATGGAACTAATGTGCTGCTCCTGCATACTAAGCGCATAGCTTATAATATACAGGAGCGCCGACTATATACGGTATACACTCGGTTCTTTTATTCTGACACTACGTTTGTAGAATCATGGGAGGTTTCCCAACTCCCTTTCGGTATTGTTATACTAAATGCTGGGAGATACGGAGTCTCAGCTTTAGCTTCAGTACGAACCTTTACAACGTACTTGAATTTTGTGTTAGTTACTTGGACTGTATCGTGTTTTACAACTTGTGTAAACACAGTGTCCTTTTTAGCTTCTTTCTCAGTGTTACTCTGATTCAAGAAAAACGGAGCTGGTATTGGTTTCATCGGCTCCGCATGCACCACCATATTTCCAGGTAATGGTGGTGGTCCTGATTTACTCACAGCAAGGCAGATGCCACTAAGAGCGAATGCCATACTGCAGAGAAATGTTGTTAACTTTTTCATCTTTGATAGATTTACTCGCCTTTCAAGACTTTGTAAGCCTTACCAATACGACTACCAACTTCGCGAATCTTTTCTTTGGCAGTCTGAATTAGTTTTTTGACTCTTCTGTCTCTTCTGGCTCATCTTCCTTCTTAGGCTCTTCCTTTGGAGCTTCCTTAGGTTCCTTCTTAGGTTCCTCTTTTGGCTCTTCGGTTTCGCCATCCTTCATAAACTGCAGCTCAGGAATCTCAGACTCCTTATAGTTTACGAACTGCATGTTAGGATCACGGAACATGTTTGTTATTACTCCAGCCTGCATCTTCATATTTGCGAGCAAGCTGTCTGTCTTAACTCCCTTAAGATCGGTGCCGCGATAAAGACTCTCAGAAAGAGATCTGAACATCTTTATTGCTACTGGATCCTTCTCTGCACGTTTCTCCATGAAAGACTCGATAGCGTCTGCAGAAGGCTCAGTTACGTATGAGATTGTTACATCAAATACCTTACTGTTATTCTCAAGAGTTTCAATACGCTCCTCTTGATCCTTGATAGCCTTCTCATTCTTCTTAGGATCTTTCTTGAGAACCTCAAGATTCTTCTTTACAGCCTCGATAGATTTCTCATTCTCAGCCTTCTTGAGGTTAGCCTTCCAGATTATGATCTCACGTACAACATCAGCTATAAAGTGATTGTCATACTCACAGTTTCCTGTGGTGCGATCTGTAACCGTATTCTTGAGGTGACAGAAGGCTGGTACTGGAGACTTTGTTGTAGCGGTAACGGTGTAAAGAAAGGAACCAATTCCATTCATTACAATCGGAGCCTCTCCAACAAGCTCGATAAGGTTATGCAACAACTGAATACGAGACATGCCCTTGGTGGCGTCGGCTTTCTCTTTCTCCAGATATGCTGCATAAAGACTGATAGCCTTCTGAATGTTGTTGAGATAATCCTTGCGCTCAGACAAGAAGATAAGAAGGCTCTTGCGGAGCTGCATCTTATTCTCAATCTTGTTAACATCCAATTCTGGCTTCTCCTCAAGGAGTTCCTTCTCCTCCTTAAGCTTCTTCTTAGTTTCCGCAGAGACTTTCACGTTCTCTTGGGTAATAGTTACGTTACCATCCTTATCAGGAGCTGGTAATGACTTGAGGTTGATTGTTACACCAATCTCCTTCGCAACTTCTGCCATGCTCTCCAGTACTGCTGGACGCATTGTACGAGACCATGGGGTGTCAGCAAGAGCTACTTCCTGAGCAAACATAGTCATAACACCAATAGCTGTACACTGATCCATCTTAACAGCTACTTCTCTCTTGATTCCATAACGCTCTGCTGCAGCATCTGGGTCGTGGAAATAAGAGTGACTGAGATTAAGCAAGTCTACTGTACGATTTGGATCAAGCCCACGTGCTGTAACCTTCTTCACCTCCTCGGTGAATTCACTCATTGGGTTAGCGGGTGTCTGAACCTCTTCTACTTTAGGCTCTTCTACCTTCTCCTCTTTCTTAGTCTCCACTGTTGGAGCTTCTACCTGAGGAGCTGTGTTTGCAGCTTTGTTAGCTGGCTTTGACTGTGGCTTTCCGCCTTTATTCTTCTTACTCATTTTGATAATGATTTAAAAGTTATTTACTTGTGAAAATATCACGTTAATGATTACTTGAATTCTGTTTTGTTAACTCATGACATGTCATGATGTATCGAAGTATGTAAACATATTTGTGGTGGTTTTAAAGGTGAGTAAACTATTCCGCTGTTAACGAGCGGACTATTGAAGCCAATTGAAAGTAATTCAGGCATGTACGATTCCTGACTCGCAGGTTTTAGCTGTACGCTTTGTGTGTCTCCTAACATAGCATCTGCCAAAAGGAATACTCCTGATGCGTTATTTGACGCCTGCGTGGGTTTACATACCTGAACCTCCTTCTTCTTAGCTCCATTAGAATCATACGATGTCACTTTCGTAATGATTGTAGCTACTGCAAAACTACCAACAAATGATATTAACAGTATCCAAAACAACTTATTACTCTCATTGTATCGACCGATACAAAAGATAATAAGGATTCCAATGAAAAACCAAAGTAAGTCCATTTTTTTTAATTTTGATTAAACGATTTTTTGATTTGCTTTCGAGTCCTTGATAAAATCGACTTAATAGTTCCAGTGGGGATTCTCAAAGCTTCACTAATTTGTACAACAGTCATATTATTCACGTAGAATAGCTCAAGAATCTGCTTCATATGAGCAGGGAATTTTTCAAATTCTTCGAGTATTCTTTCGTATGCAAGACGATTGACAAGATCATCTTCATCGGAAGATATAGAAGAGGCAAGCGATAGTCTTTCACTTTCTTCTCCTACAGGTTTCGCGTGGTTCTTGACACTACGTAAGTAATCAATTGCTGTACGGTTTGTTAAAATTCTCAGCCATCCTCCAAATGAGTCATAGTCTGTGAATTGAGAGAGTTTTTCATAAACTTTTAAGAATACAATGTTAGTTATATCCTTTGCTTCATCCATATCTTTAAGATAGTAGTATAGGATTGTATCAACAAATCCCTTGTAGCGATGAAAAAGTTTATTAAAAGCTGATATATTACCAGCTTGCGCGCTTTTGATAATCTCCACTTCCTCTGGGGTAATACGTGGATTTTTCAAAACAAATAAAGCTATTTATAAGCGTGTCACTCGCATCGTGGATATAGCTTGACCACAATAGGAGCTATAGACCAACTCAATGATCTATAGCTAAAAAGGTAAATCTTCACTGATTAAGTAGGATTTTCTATTTCTCAATTGAGAAACGATTGTATCATGTAATTCTATTTTTGTATCCTTGTCAATATAGCACTTGTTCAAAAGACCCGTTGATATTCGTATCAATACATTAAGTGTAATATACGTTAAATCTTCTAATTTCATTACAATATTTTCATGAATCCAACCTAATAGATTTACAATATCGTCGTTTTTCATCAAATGATGAAATTTAGATGGTATTATAACATTCCATTTGTATGCAAAATTATAACATCCTTCTTTATAACAAACAACTTTCCAATCCCATCCTACATATTCAGCAAGATAAATCTTTTTGGTACGTGGAAAATACATAATCATTTTTTCAAATAATTAGTAATAAAAACTGCTAACTTATTCTTTACAGAATCATTAACTGTTTTTAGGTATCCAGAAGACAGTTCATCAATGAACTCCTGTTCCGTTTTACCTAACGAGAGATTTACTTTCCATTTATTTTCAATATACGGAAAGATTGCTTTAAAGAAGTTAATCCAACCTATAGCTGGCTTTAATTTTTCTTTTTCTTCTTCAGAAATCCAAACCCAATCTATGCTATCCTCAAACTTAAATATACGCTCTTTTGATGATAATCCAAGAGCTATGCGTGTAGCATTATAACGTTCTTGTTTATCTGCGTATATATTTATCTGAGAATCATAGACATGGTTAATCCAAAGCTCTTTGACTTTACACCATTTTAGTGCTAAATCAACGTAATCAGGTAACCTGTTACGGAGCATCTCTTTATATCCTGTCTTCATAATCGTGGGAGAGGTGGGAATCGAACCCACTGAATTGAAATAGTACAAAACCTGTTAATATTATGTTTCCTTTCTCTCCCGAATCTAAACCACTTTGGTAGGTTTCGCATCCACCTGACTTATTACTTACGCTACGCAAGTATAGTCAACAACGTTAAAGTTGCCATTTGAATTTATACAGTATCCTTCCTAACTAAATAGGTGTATTTACTTCCACGCCAATCAAAACCATACAGCCCCATTGTAGGAGGGTTGATCTACGTACTGCTCTATTAAGAGTCCCCTTACAAGATTCTCCTCCTCTCTATATATTTATAGTGGAGCTGGCGGGATTCGAACCCGCGTCTTGGTCGTATACCTCATACGGATATGCTTCTTTCTTAGTGAATCCTTAGGTGATCAATCCTAAAGATCCTGAATAAAGCTATTTACGTGCGTTTTAAGGCGTTCTAACGCATCTTGTGGGTAGCTAATCCACTTGAGTTGTTTAAACGCTTTAAAACGCATATATAAGCTTCTTACAAATATGTTTCATATAACTGGTTCAAGACTCTCGTATAATTCGCATGTATCTGCTTCTTGATACACAGTACAGTGTCTATTTACCTCACCCATGAGGATTTCTTAATAGGAGCACCGACTCGATGGTTCGCATACTGTAATTGTTTGATCATAATTGGACATATTATACAGCGTGTCCTCGCAGTTTGCGTTGCACATGGCTCAAAAGCTCTCGTGTCAGTGTTAATTCACTGATGGTGTTTTCTTAATTATGTCACTGTTAGACTAATCCCTTTAAACTATCTGTAGTCTCCATTAGACTGGTTCTAAGACTCTGCTAACTCAACGCTAATTGTGCACTCGTAGGATAATTAATCCCACCAATACTGCCAGCGGCCTTCAAAGCTCTCTCGCAGCTCTTGCATTTCCTCAGAAAGTTGTTTGTCACTCTCGCGGTTCTTCTTACGGAATTCTTCGCGCAGATCTTCACACTTCTTCTTGTACCCTATAGGAGTAATCTTACCACCAAGCACCTCATCAAGGATATTCTTCGTTTCGGTGAGGTATTCCTTGTTGTTCTTCTCTTCACGACGACGTGCACGAAGCTCAAGAAGAGCCTTGTTGTTCAGATACTTAGCTCTACAGATCATATCCATAGCTTCTTTCTTCTGCTTCTCGTCCTTCTGCTTCTGAATTTCTTCAATAGCTGCTTTGACGTTAGCTTCAGCCAAGATATTGCCATTCTTGATCTGCTCCATCACGTTGTCTTCTGTTACTGCTACTGCAGTGCTTGCTGGTTTCTTTGTTTCTTTTGCCATTTTGATAATGATTTTAAAAATTAATATTATGTTAAACGATTCTAACAAACAATATAGTTAGTTTCGTTGAAAATAGCCACTTCTGGCCTGCCTAATTTCACACATTCTGCATCTATTGGAACGAACGTTCTGCCACGAGATAGTCTTATTAAGACTATTCTCGCAGTATCAGCTTCTTCTTTTGTAGGATACAAAGATGTTGAAATCAGGTCTTTTTTGTTACCATGAGAATTACGGCTCCAAAGTTCTACCTTATACATCCTCTTCGTAGTTTTTATGTTTGTACTTAGAACGTTTGTATGGTCTTGCATTAATATGTCTTGCACGTTCTGTTCTTTTACTCTCTTTCTCTACCACCATATGGTGATCATCATAGTGTTTCATTACATTGATGTTACGACAGCTTTAATAGCGGTCAAGTGAGCTTGTGTAAAATTGTACTTCATAGCAACATCCGAAGAGATGTTATCTCTACACAATATGCGTAGAGCGGTTTTTCCTTCTTCCGTAAGGCTGTTCTTTGCGCCCATAAGGTTAACTCCAAAAAGTACTGGATTAATCCATACTTCTTCACCGAAATAACCTTTCAGGTAGATCATAGCCTGCTCAGTAGGATCTTTCTCTACTACATACTTAAATGTAATAGATTCTGCAGCTTTAGCTTTCGCTAAAGTCTTTGAAATATCACTCTGATCAAGCTCTGAAATATTGATGTCACGATCACTTGCGATCTTCTCCTTACGAAGAATCTGAGCAAGTTTCATCAACATTTTTTCAGGAATTTTGTTTCCCTCATAGAGAATTACGATAGCTCTTGTCTCCATACTACTTTCCTCCTCCTATACTATCAGGTTCGTCAAGCACTTTTGGTTTCGAGACCACATCGGATTCTTGCTCATTACCAGGCAGATTGTCATATACTTTCTGACTTGATAAATACTCTTGAGCAATATCTTTGATCGTAAATGTGGATGCGTTATTCTTGTGTGTCATTACATGAACTACTGCCTCTAATGTTTTCGGCGGCATGTTGATAAACACACGTTCATAATCAGCATCCATTGACATCTGTTGCTGAAGCATTACAGCCTCGTCAACAGAAGACATTTCTGGGTGACAGTACTTTTCAACAATTCCAACCACAAAAGCAGAATCTGAATTCTTGATTTTCCTGTTGCCACTCTCATGATTGCAGCTTGTTAAGGCAGTTAAGCCAAGGGTGGCTGCAAACAGCATAAATGATGCTGCCAAAAACCCTTTAATCCATTTTTCCATTTTGATAATGTTTTATTGGATTTAACATAAATTAATTGCCCAGTTTTTAAAGAACTTGGAAAAAACTTATAGTAGCCTATAGCAGAGTCGAACCGCTCTTACAAGAATGAAAATCTTGTGTCCTAACCGATAGACGAATAGGCTATGATATGCACTATCTTCATAGACCATGCATACTGCAAATCACAATTTTACAAATGTTATGCAAATGGATTGTGGCTTCAATAGGCTCTGACCCTATACCTCCCCACTAACGCGGGGCGCTCTCACCAATTAAGCTATAAAGCCGTGTCACACCTACTTTCACAAGCAAGTGTGTCTTTTTGATAATCGCTATTACCATTTGTGTCTAACTTAACTTCAATTATGACATTCCAAACCAAAAAATGAATGGGATAGTGTTTCACAACACTCATTTAATCGAACAAAATAACAATTATATAAAAACAAAAAGTTTGGTAGTGCACGGAGTTTTCGATACTCAGCATCGCGCTCTTGATAAGCGTGCACTTAAATGTACATCCCCTCTGCATCTTTCATCCTGGACTTGGGACCAGTCGTACTCTCCTTGTACTTCGGAGGCGTAGGTTGCATTAAATGTACATGTAGAGCATTAGTTTGATGCTAACACTCTACACTTTGGGTTACTCTTTGATACTTAAGTTTATTACAATGTAACAAAGATCTAATGTCAATTCGATAAAGCATAGTATTATTATTGCAATATTAAATCTGCTTATTATCATACCATTTTCTATCAAATACAAAATTAAGATTGAAATAATTATTCTTATAACTGATGATAGTTTTAACAACTTCATACTTTTTTAAAGATTATATGACTATATTTGCAGTCCATTTTAGTTCTACCTGTTTTCCCATCTATTATACCTAAACATGAAAACAGATTGTTGAAAGCGCATCCTTTACAGCCATCTTTTGCCTTATAAGCTCTGTAAACTACATTGTTTATTGTGCAAAATTGGCCTGGCTTTGGAATTTTCATTCAAATATGATATTCCAAATGGCGCATCTAATAGAAAAGATCTGTTTAGTTAGAATTCCATTTGCGCTTTCTTTCACAATCTTATTCTTAACAGATCTGTTAATGGACTCTAACATCACATACACTTTTCTATTTGCATGTGTTAGTCTTATAATTTCAAATTGTTTTTCTTTAAATCCTTCTACTACATCAACCCACGATTGTGTAATATTATGATTAAAGACTCTAACGCCAGCTATAATTTTATCCATTTCCTCATTTGATATTCTCAAACTTGGAATTTTTACTGGGTAAAAATCATTTCTCTCTAATGTTATTTTACGCCCGTTTAAGGTTTTAGCAAGGATTTTATCTCCGCGTGTACCTTCAACAAGAAATATGTTGTAGAGGTGACCGTATTTGTTCTTACGGTACACCGCTACACCTTTCTTTATTCCATCGTTCATCGCCTTACAGTTATAATTGTTTTAATGCGAATAACACTCTGGATAGCACCGTTTCTGAGCTTAATACCTAATTGGGCAGGAATCCCATAGGTTTTACATGTCTGAATGTAATCATATGTACTTTCCGACACGTTAATAAGCTCATTCACATTATGCTTAGAATCTTTGTATACAGCAAAGATACGTACTTTCCCTGTCTTTTCGTTAGGTATTTGTACATACTTCTGAATACAAGCCTGATCACACATTACTGTGTCATATACAGCTTTCTGTTGCACTTTCTGTGCACTACACTTTACAGCAATGCCGAAGAACAGCATGGCTATAAATAAGATGAATAAGATTTTCTCAAATCCATCATTGTTACTTGGTTTATTGTAACTTGGAATCATTTTGATAATGTTTTAATTGTTATGTAAGACAAGCACTTACATTTGCTTATTTTACGCTTAACCAAACTCCTTCGAGCTTAGAATCGTAATTCTTGAGATTATTTTCAAACTGTTTAGTTAGAATATAAACCTCATTCTTTGTTAATCCTTTAGCAACAAGAATACTTGCTCCACCAGACTTAAAGAATAACCTAAATCTCTTATTCCCAACCTCATCTACAGCGGATTTGTCTTTCCGCTGTTGACGCTGTTGGTTTTTTATATGGACCTTAGTTTTCTGCATACTCGTCTGGTGTAAAAGATGTATCGAGCATTGCTTTGAATACACGATTAACGCAATCCACCGCTCTGTCGATCACCAAACTCATAGATTCTGCCTTAAGTACAGTTTCTACAAGATTCTCCTGTGTCTTTACAAACGTACTAACACAGTCTGCATCTACTTCATTGAATGGCACAGATGTTACTTTCACCATCTTTGGGAAATCTTCATCCTTTGCGATGTCGTTATCTACAATCTCCCAGCTTGCGATCTTATCACATTGCTTCTTAATTGTTTTCATGTGGTAAGAACCACAGTTTGATAACTTCTCTGATAACTCTGGATTAATTCCAATCTTTGTCTCAATTACTACGCCTTTTGGAGTTGTCTTTAAAATATTCATTTTGATAATGATTTAATGTTTTTAACTTTGTATAGAACTAAGCATCTATACTTGCCTTGATTTTTGCTTTGATTTCTTCAGCAAAAGCTTTTTGCTTATTCAGGATGATATACTTTCTATCAAGATAAACAATGTTATAATAAACATGAAATACTATACCACATATGTATGTCGAAGATAAATCTTTTATATCTTTAAGTCTATACACAAGTGAAGAATAATTACGTTTTTCCATGTTTCCTCGCTTATAGCGATTAATTATAGCATTTATTTTTCTCTTTAGATTTTTATCTAAATAAAAAGCTTCTGCTTCTTTCTTAGTAAAAGTTAATCTTGTTTCTACTAAGAAATGAGAGTCATATTCTGTTACTTTTTGCTTAATCATATTAAAGCTTCTTTAAAGTTTCCAGAACATTTTTCACACCAGCATACAAGGCTGTTTCTATGGTTGTATAACGATTGCCAAGTTCATTCTGACATGTTATATAACCAATCCTTGTATACGTCACAGTAGTCATCAATTCAGCCTTCCGCATTTCATGATTAGTATGAACTGAGACGCTAATGTATATCCCTTTCTTAGCTGATAAGAATTCAACTGCTTGGTACACATTTAGCATGGCTACAAAGCCTTCGCCTTTATTGTTCCAATTATCTGGGCAACAAACATCAATTGGTACTTTTACTACAAAATATCCGTCTGTTTTCTCTTTGAAGCCCATTTTCTTGAAAGCTAAGGACTCTGTGTATGACAACTTAATCATTTACAAAGAATTGATATGGTTGACCACGATGAGCATCAAGAAATTCCTTTGTGTCTTCACGTATAGGGAATAGTTCACAAAGCTGCCAATTCTTATCAAATAGCAGAGTTACGTCTTCCTTATTGACTAACACAATGTTCTTCTTGAATGTGAATGGATGGCCAAAGAATTCACGCTCTTCACGCTTAGTCATTGCTGACTTTGCACGATAACGCTTAACTTTCACATACTTGTTCTTTTCAGAACTCCATACATGATTGGTGACCATGTGCTTAGCTTTTGAACTATGCACCTTTCTTGCGGCTGCATCAGCTGCCTTTAAGAACTCTGAATAATCTGCCTGTTCCATTATTTTGTGAGTTTTGAGATGATAGAATCAAAAGAATCGTTTGTGCCAAATTCGTCACCATCGCTTGTTGATACAGTTACATTGCCAAATTCGCCATCTTCGTTGTCTTCGAAAATACCTACAATTGCAGATTTACGTACCATTGTACGTCCGCCACATGTGTTTGAAAAGATAATAAAATCTTCCATACATTTACCTTGCACAAGGATTTAATTTAATGTGCATATTCTCACTTTCGTGAGCACTCCAGACAGTTCCTATAAGTGTTACTATTATTCACACAGGGGCTGACAACAAATGATGGTTATAGAACTGAAGTACAGAGACTCTCCATCTTGTCTTTTTCTTTGCTACCTCTTTACAGCTGGTAGCTTTCTGTTAGTATTTATCGCAATTCTCCTCTTGGTCTAAAAGACCTTTAACGGTTTTAACACTGTTTAAATACTTAGAGCCTGTATCTGACTCTATGTATGGGGAATCTTCGATTTTCACACTATCCAACATAGCTTCAACATTGTTGAAATAGTTGTAGTATGCATTACATAAACTCTCTTTATATTCGAGAGTTTTGTAGTTAGCATACTCTAAATCATTGATTATATGGCATTTACCAATACCCATAACAATGATAAGCACAAATAACACTCCTGCAAAGAATGCTGTAATCAACGCTAATAACATGTAGAGTCGATTTTCTTGGTCTTTAATTTTTTCCATAACTTTGTTTAAATGATAGAAGGTGCTCATGGAGTCGAACCATGCCTGCATGTTGATACAACATACTTTTCCCCGACCAGGTTAGTATCCCAGTGTGGATTAGCACCCAACAGCTCCTATTGGAGCATTAAATACTGATTTGCACTTCAGTATACATGAAGCTCCATGATTTACCAAGGTTAGGGATTTAGGTAATACGTGAGCTTCCATACTACCTAAATCTAACTACTAATTTATTACATCGCATGCTATGTAGTAACGTAGTATTTGCACTATTCTGTAAAAACAGTGTCCCATCTATATTATACATAGTGCATTATGTATAATATATGGATAAAGATACGTTGTGTAAAACGCATTCTTGGTTTACCTTCACCAAGATGGGTTGTTCCCCTTTTTATGAAATACTCTTATGTGTATAAGAATATTTATAGTAAAAGGCTATATATTAACCTTTTCTATTTCTAATCAGTGTTACGAATAGTTAAAAAAGGGGTGGGAGGTTATACCTCCTCACCCTCATCTTCAGTTTCTTGCTCGTCTTCAATAGTTGCGTTTGGTACAACATACTTGTAACGACCTTTTGACACCGCCGTATCAAAGTTTGCTTTTACGCTTGGTAGCGTTTCTTCTCTTGACAACAAAGACAACACACGGCGCACTGTCATCTCTCTACCTGTTGACACAATGAGAACACGACTACAAATACCGCCACTCAACTCGCTAATTGAAAAATCAAGACAAACGAAATTGTCTTTATTCTCTTTTACAAGTTTCTTAAAAGCAGCGAAAGCGGCTTCTAAATCCACATTGTCCTCGTCCTCGAAAAACTTTGGGCAAACACGGCTAATGTCGAATGTAGCCACATAGTCCCCCGTTGTATTAACGAATGAACCAGCAAGCAAAGGGTTGCTACTCTTTGTATCAGATACAACGACATAAGGCTTAGACGCTGAAAAGTCTTTTACTTTCTTGATATTCATAACATTGTTTGCCCATTACCCACACACAAACGTTGCGTGTTTCGTGTAGGGGGACTTTCCTACCGATAGAGGATATAGGGGTCTGATTTATTGCTGTTTCAGATTTCTGCGCTCTCACAACAAAAAATTCCAAAAAAATTATTGTTCCGTGTTTTCGCACTCATAAAGTAGATTAAAAAAATTATAAAAATTATTGACGTTTCGTCTTTTTATACATGTAAAGTAAAAATAAAATAAAAAATATTTTTTATGGAGAAATATACTACATTCGATTTAAGGCTATTTACAGGCTCTCTGACGGCTTATAACGCATCGTCTGGATAACTTATCCACCTTAATGATTATAAGGGCTTACAGGGGCTTAAAACGCTTAGTTTTGTTTTATACTGCAAAACAATCCATCCAATAGAGGATCTCAATCATCACAAATCAAAGATTTGCTCTGATAGAGAAAAGAAGTAAGCAAGAAAAGAGATTAGGGTACAGTAAGTATATATAGTTTATATAGTCTATATAAGCTTAGCTAAACCCTCTCCTAAAAGAAAGAAATATATAAAGAAAGAAAAGGGTTCTCCCTTACAGGGCAAAATAAAACCCAGAACGAACTTAATCACCCTGGGTTTATATTACTTAAATATCTTATACATTCCTAACATTAACAACAGCTGTGCTGCTTGTCCAAACATGCCTCCTACTACAGTTGCTGTTACATCAAGCCAGTCAAATACGTTGCCATATTGTTTATCTTTATACTCTGCTGCTAATCCTGCCCCAATTGCAGCAAATATTGTTCCACATAGACCAGCATAGAATCCGTATTGAATATGCTTTAGTCTATTGCTCTCTGTCACCCAATGGAATGAGTGAGCCAGAGCTTTAATTATCTTTTTCATTTTTACTTGCTTTATAACAATTATAATTACTATCTACTTCGTTAGCTAAAACATTTAACTCTTTATCAATATAGTCAGATAACTTTTCTTTTGAGCATGTACGACAATATGTTGAATTTAAAAGTGCCCAACTTGAGATGTTGTTATAAGTTTGACATTTTATTATTATATCATCACTCAGATAAATAACACTAAATACGTATTTGTAACTATGACTGTTAGCATAACTTACTCGCTTAGATACAGTATCATATACCATACTAATTTCGTTTGTATATTTAGTACAAAAATACAGTTTGTCTTTTGCAAATATAGACTTTATTGTTTTAAGTAGTTCATTCATAGTTGTTCTTTTATTTGTTCTGCTATATACTTTGCATCAGGGTGTGCGTGATCTGATATTCTTAGCTTAAAGAACTCTTCCCACTGAGACTCTGTGCCTGTCATTATAAGCTCTGTTTTAAGCTGTAGTGGGAGTACGTCTCTTGCATCTTCAGGCTTAACACCAGTCTTAATTAGAGTCATATAATTGTCTTCAGCATAATTCCATACACCAAAGAATAAATTCTGCTGTACAGCACTAAAATCATCCCACCTGGTAGGTTCTACTACTGTTATCTCGTTATCAAACTTACCATTGCTATAGTTACAATATCTTGTAGACTCCATCAAGAATGAGAATACTCTATGTCTTACAAATGAATCGGCTTGTACTCTTGCACATGTCAATCTAAACGTTGTACACTTCTCATGATATTCTGTAGGTTCACATAAGAACTCTAAATCATCAAGCAGATTATTCTCAACTAATACCCTATAATTTGTGGTTACATAAACTGGAGAGTCTAATATATTCGGATTCTTTTTAACCGATGTATATTTTAGTAATCCATACATCATATCAGCTCCACGACCAAATGGGAATGTTAGATATACTGTTCCGTGTTCCAGAGTAGAGCCGTGGTTCATATTTACCATTCTTTCAACAAATTCTTTAGCCGTTTTAGATCTTCCATTATCATCCTTCTCTATTTTGTCTAAGGACTTATACGCAGTGCGGCCAGCTATTTCTATCTGTTCAAATACGCCTAATAAATCATGCTTTTGCTCTAACTTTTCTATTTTGTTTTCTATTAGCTTCATATGCTTGTTTATATATCATGTACGCCTAAGCGTTTAAATTTACAACCTATTGTGCTTGTTCGTCTGTACATGGAATCCAGTCATCTTCTGGTTTTTTATAAGCTCCATATATCACCTCAACATGCTCGCCAAATCTTAAATAATAATTCTACACTTCTTTCTTCGGCATAGTTAATTCTCCTTATATTCTACGTACTCTTCTTTATTGTCATTCACATCGTATGACTTTAAGAACGCTCCTTTCGACATCTCCTTGTCTTTTTCAATGTCGGTCTTAGACATGGTAACTTCCTGTCCGTTGAGGTTGAACTTGATGGCATCGTCACCAGTTTTCCGTCCTTTATTATCCCCATCTTCTCCAGATACTTGTACTGCTTCGCGCTCACTGTTAGTATCGGTGGATTCGTTAGTTTCACCTTGTTGAAGTCCTCTATCCAACTCGTCAAGAGATCTTCCAACTTCTTCTTTGTTAACTCGCAATCTGTCATTTAATTCCTTTATAAAGTTTTCCTTTTCATCGTTATACTTAGGATCGTTGTACATCTGCATAAGTATATATGATGCATTATTAAATCCTTCTTGATCTTTTATACGATCATTCTCATCTTTCTCAGTACCAAGCTTATCTACTAAATCTTGTACTTCTTTTAGAGTGTACTTTTCTAAAACTCCTTTACTGTTTACAGATCTTATCAAAGCATTATCTTTGTATAGATTACTATATTTACTTATTTTCCCCATTATTCTTAAGATAAATTAAATGTCAACTTCTTTGTTGTACAATCCATTTTTAAGTCTATATCTTTGTTCTTTTTCAAGCCATCTCAGGGCTCTGATAAATGATTTGTTTTCCGTGCATTCTTTCAGAGTGAGCTACGTACCTTGAACATTCTTGTTCTATTTGTTCGCCATTTTCGTCCTCTACAAATTGTATGTATTTCTACTTATCAAGCCATCTATAATATCTAGAGAAAGCCTTCTTTCTATCTATTGTTGTACTATATCTATGTATGCATTTAAGCATTTGTTTAGCTCCTACAGTACCACAAGCTTTTAGATCTGATATATTCTCTAAGAATGACATTACTCCAGCTTCTCCAAACTTATTCTTAAGCTCATCATATTCTTCTTTAGCTTGTTTGTAGAATAGATTATCTTCATCGTAAAATGGTGTAAGATCTACTATATATGCAGAGTTTATAGGAGTATTATGAATGAAGTAATACTTACAATTATCTGTAACTGGCTTACTTATTGTTCTAAGTGATAAATAATCAGCGTAGTATAGTATTGCATTTAGTTCTATAGTATTCATTTCTTGTATGATTTATATATACATTCACATATCCATCCAATGTAGTAAGCATAAGGTTCTTGTACATGCACACTAACTATCTCTCCCATCTTATCAAACGTATCTAACATTATATGCATAGCTTCATGAGCTATTGTATTTATTAGATCAGTATCTTTTTCTAATTTAGTATTACCAAATGTTTTTAATATTCTTACTACAAAAGTAGTATGTCTATTATGTTTGTTTATAGCTCTAAAAGAATATGCACTTAGAGTAGGACTTGCAGATAAATATTCTTCTGTTATCTCTTTATCATCAGATGTTAAGAAGTTATTTATTATATCCTTATCAGTACATTTCTTGTTACATACTGCTATATCTACATCGTATATTGTTTCGTATATATCTATATTCTTCATAGTTTGTATATAGTTTATATTATATATCACACCCACCCTACCCCCTATATCCCCCATAACGATATTATACACCAAAAAGTTGCAAATTACAAAAATATTTCAATTTTGCAACCAAATTAAGCTACTCTTACGTTACGCAATCGAATTTCACAAAAATATACGACTATGATGAAAGAATTAAAAGTAATCGAGCCATTCTTTAATCTCGAGATTGGAGATAAGTTGACTATCACAGAAGACGGTAAGTCTTACGTATTTACAGACAGTGATAGTTCTGTTGATAAGACAGAGTCTGGCGATTCTAAGTTTTCATTTAGTGCTACATTCAAGATTGATTCTGTATACGCACAAGAGTTGATTAAGAATGGTTATCTTGAGGAAGTTGATTATAAGAAGAACGATACATTCAGAAATGTATTTGATGAGATTGATATTATGCTCAATCGTTATAATGAAGAGCTTGATAATCTTGATCGTGACTTCGACGATAAGCCAGCTTGTTTGAAGGTTGAGAAAGGCACAGTTTTAAAGAATTTGATTAAGGCTTTAAGCCACCTTAGAGAGTTAAAGAAGTAATGGAAGATAACAAATTAATGGATCAGTCACAGCTTGCTGAAAGCATTGCTAATAAGATTGAGTATAGTTTCACAGACGCATTCTTAGTTAAGCTGTTGGACCCGATTAAGGTAAAGAAAGAGTTTAGTAAACCAGTCGATGTAAAGCCTGCAAAGAAAGATGATAACGGCGTAGAAGCTGTAGACTTTGATAAGGTTGAGACTGAGGTAAAAGAAGTAGAATCCGATTTTCGTAAAGCTGTAGTAATTAAGACTCCGCTTTCTTTTGAACACAAAGATAATATGCCATACGAGATAAATGTTGGTGATGTTGTTCTTGTTAGAAACATGAGAGGTGAGTATTTTGATTTACTTAAAGACAGTAAGTTAGTTCATTACTACGATATAGTAGCTGTTTGTAAATGATAGATATAGATTCTATCTCCAGAGAAATATCTAAAGAAACAGGATATGACTTTGATGTTGTAAAGAAAGTTTGTCAACATGTGTTCAAATAGACTGAACAAATAATGAAGTCAGAAGATACGAGTGACATACTTTTTAACAAGCTATTTAAGTTTAAGCTTAAACGAAGATATAAGGATAATAAACAAAAAGAATATACTACAAAATGAAGTACACAAAGAAAGATTACGCAAAGTTTAACATCGACCTCTCAAAGTGTGAGACATACGATGATGTTGTTATCTGTACAGTAGAAGGTAACATTAACAATGGCGCACCAATTGACAAGCACATGTTTGCACAGTATTGTGACATTGTAGAGAATGATGCTATTAACAACTTCTTGAATGAAGCTTTTAGCACTGGTACAGCACTTAACTTCTCAAATGGTGATTGTAACATTACAAAGGTTAGCGCTGTAGAACTTAAGGAAGGTGAGTCTCTTAAGGTTAAGAACGGACAGGTTGTAATTAAGAAGGCTTCTCTTATTAAGAGATTGTGGAATTGGGTAACACGTAATAATAAGTAATCATGAAGAAAGCTGTTGAAGTTAGAGGTGCTATTTATAGCATTGCAGAAAATAACGGAGTATTTGAACTTGCAACAATCCCTTCTGTATGATTGTCAATGGGTGATACATTTGTAGCTCTTGAAGATATGGAGATATCAATGAATGGCAAAGTATTCAATGTTAAGAAAGATGATATTGTTTTTGCATTCAGTAGAGGTAAAGATGCAGCTGAGATTGTAACATTCAGAAATGATACTGTCGCTAATTATATTAAGACTAATATTGAAGAACGTAATAAGCCTGATAAAGAGACTGATTGTTGTTGTGATAAAATAAGTGCGGCAGCTTAATAGAAACAACAGATTATCCACGCTGTAAAGATGGATTGACTATAAGAAATGATATTTTCATAAGCTCTATCAAAGAGCTAATATTGCGGAGTAGAGCAGTGGTAGCTTGTCAGGCTCATAACCTGAAGGTCGTAGGTTCGAATCCTGCCTCCGCAACTACATTTTTATTTTTCATAATAAAATTGATTTTAGTATAAAAATTTATCTACATTACATTTATATCAAAGTAAATGAATTAATCAATAACATTTGATTAAATGCTTATATAAGATGGTGCGGCGTCTTTAAAATCCGCACATTATACTCTACAATGCACGGGTGCAGTCTATGTAAGACGCACACAAGATTGCATATTAGTAATAATATGGTATAGTTTTGACTTACTGGAGTATAACATTGGGGTATGGTCGTAATGGTAACGGGTCTGTCTCTAAAACAGAAATTTTCAGTTCGAGTCTGGATGCCCCAACAAAAATATATAGATATGACAAAAGATATATTAAAAGATATTTTAGACATTCCAGGAATATATAAAATAACAAATAATATAAATGGAAAGTGCTATATAGGCCAATCTGTATTTTTAAACAGAAGAATAAAAAGACATTTATCATATAAGTCTCATAAAGACAATTTAGCTTTATATAAAGCTTTCGACAAATATGGAATTGATAATTTTTCAATAGAAATATTAGAGTCTTTTGATACAAATGACTATAGTTATATAAAGAAAAAGCTAGATGAGTTGGAGATTTATTATATAGATAAATTTAATTCTTATGGTAATGGTTATAACAAAACAATTGGTGGTGATGCTGGTATAACTGGTTATAAATTTACAGAAGAACAAAGAAAAAAGGTTTCTGATAACTCAAAACTTTATGCAAGTAACTATTATAAGTCAGTATATTTAAAAAGTGTAATTACGAGATACACAAAAATGTATATATCAGAATCACATGCTGCTGCAGATTTAAATTGCAGTCATTCTCAAATATCAAGAGTTTGTGATTGGAAGCAAATGTTATTAAATGGAGAATGGATTGGCGGAAGATCGTATGATGATTTAGATAATAGATATATTCAATTTTTAAATACAGACAAACCTTGTAGATTCGTTAGAAGATTAACAATATACGAATATTACAATAAGTTAAAATCTATTAAAAATGGAGAAATGCCAACTGTTAAACAAATATCAGAAATAATTGGTATGTGTAAAAAAACAATATCTACTTATAATAAAGAATTATTAAAGATTGGTCTTTTAGAAGAAATAAAATATCATAAATATAAATTAAATTAATACGAATGGAACTAAAAATTAAAAGATTAGATGAAAAGGCTGTATTGCCTATACGCGCACACAAAGGTGACGCAGGACTTGACTTGACAGCAACAGATATTACACTTGAGCCAAATGATTGTGGTCAAACTGTTGTTGTATACCATTGCGGTCTGGCTGTAGAAATTCCAGAAGGCCATGTTGGTTTAGTGTTCCCTCGTTCTTCTATTTCTAAGAAGTCTATGTTTTTGACTAATGCTGTAGGTGTAATTGACTCTGGTTATCGTGGTGAGATTACTGCTAAGATGCATGTTACTACTGATGCTGCTCCAGCTGTATACAAGGTTGGTGAGAGATTTGCTCAGTTGATTATTATGCCTATTCCGGAAGTTACAATTACAGAGGTAGCAGAGCTTAGTGAGACAGAACGTGGTGAAGGTGGTTATGGTTCCAGCGATGAGAAGTTGAGCGCGCCTGATGCAGCTGCAGAGAAGACTCAAGACGTTGAGAGTACTACTACAGATGCTACTATGGTAGCGGCGGATTCCGTGAGCGGATCTGAGATAGCTGAGTAACGCGTGACAAGGCTATGCGGAATGGCGTCGTAAATGGTACTGGCAAAATTCCGACGGTAAGGGGATTACACAATAATGTGTAGTTCCCTTTCCTTGTTTGTATAATTATATAAATTATAGCACATGAAGAAATCTAAACTTTTTGGTTCCAGACTTGTGGAAAATGTGTTTAACCCAAAGACTCCTCGAGTTATTATGTTTAGTGATAGCGATAGCATCACAAGACAAGTATTTGAAGAAGGAGATATATTAGACGCTAATTCCATTAGGAAGATATTGTTGAAAGGTGGATTTAGTTCTGGTGGTCATAGTGGTGGTGGTAGTAATCCACCTTCAATTGATTATGTTGATCTTAAAGCGTAGATAGATAAGCTTAAGAACTACATAGATGGCAAAGATAATATTATAAATGATGCTCGTAGGCTTATAGAAGCTAATACTACGGGTATAGAACATAATTCCACTTCTATAAAAGAATTACGCAACATTATAAACAACTTTAATATAAGTAATGTTTTATATGTTGGCGAAGTTGAACCAAGTACAAAAGATGTACTATGGTTAGACACCAGTGAAGGTGTCCATTTAGATAGCTCTAATTCAGATGAGCTATTAAAGATTAAAGAGGCTATTAGGGATATATACTCAAATATGGGTACTATAAATAAGATGATCCTTAATGGCATTGTAGCTGGAGATTCTAACTCCAGTGCAAGATAGATGATTATGCGTACAGCAGATCCTATTAGACCTACTGAGATAACAGAAGAGCATACTGTTAATACAGATCCTACTCAGCCAAATACAACTGGTGTAGAACCTACAGTTAATCATATATCTATAAAGATGGATACAGCTGTTAACTTTAGCAAGAATAGGTAGAATCTTATAGATGGTGAGCTTCTGTATTATACAGATAGAAAGAAAGTAGTTCTGTATAAAGATGGTAAGTTTAATGTAGTAGGAAGCGAACAGTCTTCTGGAGGATCAGGTGGCGGTATATCTGTAGACGACTTATATGCTACACATCTTGATCATCTTACATTTACTGATGGAGATTCTGCTTACAACGTACAAGTTGATCAGAATGGTAAGATAACTGTAAGAAAGAAGAGCATTCAGGTTACAAAGGTTGGTAATGTTGATCCTGCATGGAAAGTATATGTTGATCATTTGTTATGTATAAATGAAGTATACTGTGGAGGTGTAAACAACGATAACCAAATATGTAGCCATAACTTTATAGAGCTTGCAAATGGTTCAAATAATGATATTAACTTAAATGGTTTAATGTTGTTATATACAGATGGAACTCTATATGGTAATGGTCATAATGGTTTTAAATGGAAGACACTTAAGCTTGATGGTATTATAAAAGCTGGTTCTACATATTTGATACGTGGACAGAGATGTAATACTAATAAGAGCGCATTCATAGAAGTTAATTCATATGATCAGATATGGATAGATGGAGATAATCCAATAGGTTTTAGTCAAGATGCTTCAAGCTTCTATCTATGTGTTGGCGATATTGATAACAACTGGGTATATGATCAGCAAGGTAATCCTCTTGATAAAGGAGAGCTAAAGTCTCCATGGAATAAGAACTTTACATATCAAGGCTATATTGATAGCTGTGGATTTGGTTCAGGTTCTGTATATGAAGGTGATGCTACATTCCAGGTTAATAGCACAGATAATGCTAAAGATTGTGTATACATAAGATGGTTTATGCTTGAACCTTCTAAGCAAGGAAATAAGGCTTATGGTGCAAGAAAGACCAAGTCTTTATGGACATATATAAATATGAACACATAGACATAGTTTGCGGGCAATGTGCCAATGTATTACTATTCAGATAGTCTTAAATAGAAGTTTACACCTAAAGCTTCATGGGAAGGTAAGAACTTCTTTACAAATAAGACATCATTTGATCCATTTAAACCTAATTGTGTTAGATGTACATTCGGTATAAAAGCTACAGCTGGAGATACTAATAAGGCATCAAGATGTTTTAACTGGGTGTCAGTTGGCAATTATGACGAGTATCTTAGATATAGGAAAGTTGGTCAAACAGAATGGACTGTAGTTAGATCTATAACACAAGGTGATAATAATAATACTGCAGCTATAAATAAGTTCATAGATCATTATAAGAGGCTTAGATGGAGAACTCCAAGCGGTATGTGGGTAACAACACATAAGGTTGTTTTAAGCAATACGTTTGAAGCTGGAGAGTATGAATATCAAGTAGGTAGATTTACAGATGAATCATATAAGAGTAAGATCTATAAAACTAAGGTGGCAAGTAATTCAGATGTTGCTGCTAATGGATTTACATTCATACAAGAGACTGATCAATAGGGATTTAGCTGGTTAGACTACAGACCTTGGTTTAGATCTGCTGGTATAATGGCTAAAGAGAACTTTGACTTCTTAATTAATACTGGAGATATTGCTCAGAGTGGTAATAGAGAGAATGAGTGGATTGATTACTATGAAGCTCTTGATACATTTACTCCAAATAAGACAGAGATGTTTACTATAGGTAATAATGACTTATGTAGTGAACAACCAACTCTTCTTACAGATGGAGAAGACGCTACTTCTAAGTTCAATCATATTAATGTATTAAGATACTTTACGTTTGAACTTGATCCAGACTTTGATTATTCATTTACTTGGAATGGAGGTACATATCCTTTATATTCTTTATACTATTATACATATGGAGACTTTAGTTTTGTATGTTTAAATTCAGAAACAGCAGAAGCTTCAAGTAAGACATATAATAATGGTATAGCAGATGCTTCATTTGCACAGGCTGCTAATCAGAGTATTGAGACCTGGTTTGAATCTCTTATGAATTCAGGTAAGCTTGTTAAGAAGCCATTTATATATATGCATGAAATGCCATTTACAATGGTTACTTGGTAGTTTATGAAAGGTAGTGCTGGTAGAGAAGGTTCTCACCTTAATACACACAACACTGCTGGTAAATATAGATTCTCAAGACTGTTTAAGAAGCATGGTATAAAGATGGTATTTGGTGGTCATAAGCATACTTATACATTAAGTAAGCCTATATATGATGCACCAGAGAATTATATTACATCTGAAAATAAAGTTAATCCTGCTGTAGATATAATGGCAGATGTTGATGATACTTTATCAAGACGTCCAGTAATTCAGGTTACAAGACAATAGGATATTGATCCATCTAACAACTATGCAAGATACGAGCTTGTAGACACAATTACAGCTCCTACATACGTTATGTCTTAGGCTACTGGTTATAAACTTGTTTCTAATAAAGAACAACCTTCAGGAGATGAATACTTAATACCTTGGCTTATGTCTTACTTTAAAGCAGCATCTAATGCTACTACTCCTAATGAGAATAGAAAGCAACATTATCCTATGTATATAAAGTATAAGGTTACAAACAACTCAGTAGTTGTTGAGGCTAAACAGATACATGGTGTATGGGATGTTAATGAAGATAAGAATATTGCTAAGTGGGATCCAAATAAACAGATTCCTAATCTAACTACTGTTAGTATGACTTGCGAGCCTACATCTGAAGCTGATAAACAAGCTTATAATATAACAAGCACGGAAACGTATACAATAACTCTTTAATCTTTTAATAATGAATAACTTAAAGAAATTTAATACCGATCGTAGCAAATGGGAGATATTGATGAGTAGCGATGCTAAAGGAGTGTCGCTAACAAATCCAAAGATGCTTAAAGCTAACGAATCGGTAATATCAGTAGATACTGCTATTGAAAGATTAAAGGATGATCTTTCTGTAGCACAAGGTAATATATCTTGGCTTGCACTTCATGGTGGAGGCGGATCTGGTGGCGGCGGAGGTACAGTACCATCAGGTGAAGAATTATCAGTAACAATCAAGGTTAATAATAAAAAGTCTAATTCTACTATTAATATGGGAGAAGACGGCTTGCAGGTTAATGTTGAAGGTATATCTGTTAAATATAACAAACCTTGGGAAATATCAGCTTATGTTGGTAGCACAAAGGTATATGCTACATCAGTAAATGCATCTAATAGTGTATTCTTTATACCTTATACAAGTATTGCTAAATCATTAAATAATCATACTGGTAGACTTGTTATATCAGCATCTTATAATGATGATAGTAACGGTGTGTATGGACAAGGTCAATGGAGTGGTTCTGTTATTGATAATAATATTGTACTAAAATGCGAAGACGTTGCTGCTTCGTTAACAACGCTTAATACATCATTTATCAAACTACAATATAGTGTTGGTACTATTGGTCAATATACATTAGATCTGACCATATAGGGCAATAGTAATACTATTTAGAAGTCTTACGATATAAGTGTAGCTTCTACAAATCAATAGACTAACTCTATAGAATTGTCTGACTTGTTTACAGAAGATACAAAGTGGATAGATGTATATACAGTAAAACAAACTCTTACAAATAAACAAGATTAGAATATTACTAAAACTATTAAGTCTTCATTAACTCTTGTATCAAATAACATTATGATTTCAACTAATGTTATGAGTAAGGATTAGAACAATCCTGTAGAGGTTAATATGGATGGTAGTTTGTATCTTGAGTTTACATCATATGTATCACAGTTAACATCATTTAACTACGATATATTTATTGATGATACTCAAGTTAGATCTAATCAACCAGGTATATTTGCACAAACGGTTAAAGATTATATATCTGTATCAAATAAAGAATTTGCTGTAAAAGATAAAGTATCTAAGGTTAGAGTTGTAGTTAAAGCTGGTGATAAAACAGCAGAAGCTATATACTATGTAAAGTTTATTAAATCAAAGGTTAACTATATTAATGATACATTTAATATGTACAACAACTGTATCTTTGATATGACTGCAAGAAACTTTAATCAAGGTACATATGAGTTTCCATATAGCAATACTTTATATAAACTTAAATCAAAGGTAGCTAAGTCTAACATGTCAACAATTAAACAGAACGTTGTATCTGCTATTAGTGTTAAAGATACTGGAGAGTTCTATTATAGAATAAGTAATGGAGCTACTGGTATTATAAATAAGTTTAAGCTTGATAATTCAGATTATAAATTTGACGACTTACTGTCATCTTTAGGAGATGTATATACTATATGTTTACATTACCACGCTGATTATCACCCAGATGATAATAGAACTATATTATTCTCTGGTGATGTTTCTGTAGCTGATAATAACTTAGGTGATATTACAAACGGTATATCAATAGATGTACACGGTTTGTATATTAACAACCAAAGAGTTCTCGAGCTTGAAGATAATATTGATAATGATATTGCGATAGTTTGTTACTCACAATTAGTTGATGGTAATATAGAATACATTGTTAAGGTATATCTTGATGGTGTAGTATCAGCAGTACGTAAATTGTCAACCAGAATAAAGATGGGTGATAGTTTATATGTAGGTTGTAGAAGATATATCAAAGGCGGTAAGGAGTATTTAATAAATAAGTGTGATACTAATATATATAGTATTAGAATTTACACAGAAGCTCTTAATGAGTTTGATATAATGTGTCAGCATATAAATAATATTATAGCTACAAATTATGTTAACAGTGCTCCTAACTACGGTAGAATTGATGCAGAGTTAAAAAAGAACTTCTGCTCAAGAGATGCTGATGGTAACATTAAGTCTTTATTGTATAACCAAGATGCATAGCAATATACTATAGACTTCTTGCTTGATTCTAATAACAGACTTGATGCAAATAAGCTTACTGAGAACGCAAAAGAGATTGGTGTTCCAATTATGCTTATAGATGTTAGTAATGATTCATCATGGTCATTTAACTCATTTGTTAAACAACAGTCATCTTCTTCTGTAACATTACCAGAAACTGAAAACAAAGTTGTTCAGTACTGGGATCCAATTGGTATTAGTAACGATGGTTCTAATACAGATAATTCTGTAAAGACTATTAAGAATGCTACTATAAGCCTTCAGGGTACATCTACTCTTAAAGACTCAGTAAAGAACTTAAATATTACATTGCCAACTGGTACTATATTTACACCTAAGTCAACATGGATACCAGAATAGACGTATACACTTAAAGCTGATATTGTAGATAGCTCTCATGCTAATAACGCAGCTATTGGATCGTTTATAAATACTGAACTTGGTAAGAAGGGTAATCCTTACTTCCCATTTGATCCTGCAGCGTTAAAGAACGTATATGATTCTCAGTACGTTAAAACACAACAGCCTACAGCTACACTAAAACATACTGTAGAAGGTTTCCCTGTGTTTGTTATTATAAAGTTCTATACAGACGCTTAGAACACATTGTCTGTAACTCCTCTTGGAGTTTACTCATTTAATATTGGTCGTGACGCTCATAGAAACTTAGGTTTTAAGTAGGTTAAGTCAATAAAGAATGCTACAGACCATAATCCAGTTTAGGTTACAACATTCCCATTTTATGCTGATAATGTAGAGATAGATGAAACGTTTGATCAAGACAAATCAGCCTGGATTGAGATTAAAGACACAAACTCTCTTGTTGGATTTGAAAGAATAACAAATAGTCTTCCAGAAGATCTTGATACAAGTAAGGGTGACTTCTGGTAGAATGATGATAATATTCTAAATCAGAAATATGAAGTTAGATTCCCAAGTGGAAAGAGAACTTCTGATTACCCAGGCTTTAAAGAGTTTGTATCAAACATCATGAAGCTTCCTATTGAGGGCTGTTATTCAAGTGATGTTAATGGATCTAATACAATTCCTATGATCTCTGGTTCTTATGATCAATATACAGTTGATTCGAGTGGTAACTATAGTAAGCTAAATAGAAAGCAATAGATTATAGTTGATCCTAATAGTATTAGTGATAATATGGGATTTAGTGTAGATAGTGCTTTCAAATACTTTATTATATGTAACTACTTTGGCCTTGTAGACAACTTTGGTAAGAACTCTACATATAGAACATGGGATGGTTCTACATTCTATGTAGACTTCTATGACCTTGATACTGCTAATGGCAGTGATAACCAAGGAGAGCTTAAGATTGATCCAGATGTGTGGATTAAATATATAACTAATCAAGCTACATCTGAGAACGCTACACAAGGTATGAAATATGTAGCTGAAACGTTTAACCATGATAAAGGTTTATCTAAAACTACAGTATCTGCAAATACTAATAAACTGTGGCTTTCTCTTGACACTCCATTTACAAAAGCAAAGTGGAGAGACGGTCAAGATACAGTAAACTCTATATATGCTCAGTATTGGTATGAGTTTAGAAGTTTTACTGAAACGTTAGCAAACGCTAATGGTTATGATACATTTATGAATTACTTCACAGATAAGTACTTTGTAAAGCAAACAGAGCTTTGTGGATCTCTTATATTTAACTATGACTACAAGCTTAAGTATATGCTTCAGTTTACAAGTAATATCATTACAAACGCTAAAGATATTGTAAAGCTTCATGGTCGTAAGGTAGCTCATAATAGAACATGGCTTAAGAAGCACGTTGTATTCTTGGATAGTCTATTTAGATGGAGAGACATGTCTAAGAGGCAAGCAGCTATGACGTTTAAGAATAATACTGACGTTACGGTTAATGCCACTGTTGCTGGTACTTAGGTTGATGCTTTACCAGTAACATCTAACTGTCCAGTTATATCAAGAATAGCTGTTGGTGATACTGTTCAGGCGTTCTACTTCCTACCAAATAATACAAAGACTTATGTTAATGTTGGTAATATGTAGCAAGGTGGTCCTTATACTTGGACTATTAATAACTCTAATTCAATTATAGAACTTGGAGATAAATTAACTCCATTATACAATATGAAGATTAGTTCTATTGCTAAATCTATAAATGAGTTGAATATTGATCCTCTTGGTTTGCCAGCTATACATACTATTGATATGCATAACAATAAGTATTTTAGTGGGCAGTTTAGTCTTGATGTATTTAGACAAGCAAACGTATCAGAGGTTAGAACTATAAACTTTGCAAATACTGCATGTGCTGTTAGTGGAGATTCATTCTATCTTGATATAGAGCAGAATCCTGGTACTACTAACGCTAAGACTAAGTTTACAAAGTTAACTGATATTGATATTTCTGGTAGTAATTGTATTACAAATATATTCATACCAACGAATGTACCTTTGTAGAGTCTTAATATTACAAATAGTAATATTATGGACTTAAGACTTATACATCAGCAATATCTTCCAGACTTAGATCTTTCAGGATGTAATAACTTAAGTTCTGTATATATAGAAGATTGTAATACTATTAAAGAGTTAAATCTTACTGGTTATGCGAACTTGAGAAGTGTAAAGATTACACATTGTGAAAACTTACAGAAACTTATAGTTGATAGTAATATCAATCTTGAGATTGTAGATATAGAGAACTGTCCTAATCTATCTGATGTTAAGATAGTAAACAATGCTTAGCTTGTTGGTGGTAGAGAAGACAATTTTGTTACATTATCAGACTTGAATAGTTTAACAAATGTTAACTTATCTGGTAACTATAACTTAAAAACAGCTAATATTAATAATTGCAATCAGTAGAATATACTTAAACTGTATTTAAATAATACTTCTATTAGTAATTTCAATAACGGTTAGCTTCTTGATTTATCAGATTTTTCAAGTATACAAGAATTTAACATACAGTATAATACTGGTGTTAAAGAAATTCAATTCTCTACAGACGCTAATAGACCTGCATATATAACTAATACTTTTGAGAAGTGTGAAAACTTGTTAAGAGTATATGGTAATATAGTTGTTAAGTGTAACAAATGTTTTAGTGGATTATCTAAATTCTCTATACATGGAACTACAAGTACCGTTAACTTCCAAGGTAAGAATGTACAAGCTATATCAGATAATACGCATGTTGTAAAACTTCCAAGTGAGATTATTACAAACAATGCTATACCTGATGATAACTTTGTTATGCCTATAAACGTATCAAACAAACAAACTAATATTACGTTCCAAGATGTAGATAATGCATTGTCAATGTACGCTAGTACAGCATGTACTTTGTTTGATATATATTACACAATGTAGAATTTAGGTTCACTTAAGAATCTTGATTCAATGTTCTACTCTGTATAGAATGCTAAGTTCCAAAAAACAAGACAAGCTGATAACTCTCCTAATAGATATATGTTTAAGCTTGCTAAAGGGATTACTTCTTTACATGATACATTTACTGGATGTTGGGGTAACAGTGCAGTATTATACTCTCCGCACTTTGTAGGAGACAATGTAACTGTAGATGATGGTTTGTTTAGCCCACTTGTAGACTCTCTTATTGATATTAGTGATATTTGGACTGGACCAACAACTGGAGTATTTGATAGATTCTTATTTAGACATAGTTCTAAAGACTATAAGATAAATAAAGTTGAATACTTATTAAGTAGTACAAGCAATGTAATTGTAAACAATACAAATGCACTTAATACATCTGATGTATTTAATACAGCAATAAAAGATAATCCTGATGAATCGTTTAAAGCTAATCCGTCTCTATATGGTAACCTTAAAGACTTCTTTAAGAACTTAACAAGCCTTAGCAATATAAGTAGATTTGTAAATGCTAATTATATAGATTATGATACGATAAACATAACAACAAATGTTTCTTCAGTTTCTATATCTTTTATAGCTAATTACGGTCATGGTACAATTGATTTTACAAGAATATTTAAGAACCCTCAATATGTTACAAGAATAAACGGATTCTTATCTTCTGAGAAATTAAACGGTGGAGTTACCTTTAATATAAACAACGACTCTTTCAAAGGATTTGTAAATCTTACATCAATAGATTGTATAGATAACAATTATAATTAGACTACATTTGGTTCTGGTTGTACTAAAGTTATTAGTGGTCAATTTACGTATGATATATTTAAGAACTGTCCTAAGCTTTAGAATTGTTGTGGATTCTTTGCATATACAACAATGCCTAATTAGATAAATGGTAACCATGTAGAACTTCCAGGTTCATTATTCTTAAACAATACAAAGCTTAATAATGTTAAAGGATTGTTTAGAGATGTTAAGTTTACATATAAGCTAACATCTAATGGATTTGCTAACTGTCCTAACTTACAGTATGCTAATGGTATATTCTCAAACTCATCATACTCTGAAAGTAATCAGAGCTATATTCCATATAAGCTATTCTATCATGGTAGTAGAACTATAAGCAATACTTATTATGGTATACAAGATGGAACATTAACTACTGATTCTGAATATAGAGATAATAAAAAAGTTATCATATATAATATAGTAAGAGATGATGGTAGTGAAGTTAAGATGGAGAATACTAACAATGTAGTTAAGTGGTTTAGTAAGAATGCTGGTAATTGGGAAGAGGTAGCAAGCCCAGAAGGTATTTTATACTTTAAACAAGTTGTATCTACTGAAGCTCCAAATACATCAATACTTGGTTTGTAGAATGCATTTGCAAATAGTAGAATAGAGCCATATATAAACAATAATCCAGAGTTGATACACAATGAGAATTATAATCCATTTAAGTTTATATATAAAGGCGGAGTTATTTCTATTAATACAAGCTACGATAATATTGATGAAACTATAATGTGGTCTTATGATGGTGTAACTACTAAAGAAAATAAACACAATGGTGATTACGAACACGATGCTAATACAATATTAGTATCAATAGGACAAGGTGGAAATGTTGTTAATGGTAGCTTAAATTTCTGTTGTGCTCCAGACTTATTTAGATATTGTAATGGTAATTGTGATATTACAAGTATATTTAATAGCTGTGGTCCACAATGGCCACATTACAATGAATCTGGTCTTAGAGGTAGAATACCAGATATATTATTACTTCCATTTAAAAACTTTAAGAAAGACTTGTCAAACATGTTTAATTCATGTTCAAGTTTGACCAGAGTTTCAAAGAGTAGTAGCAGTAGTGATGTATATGTAATACCACCGCACTTCTTTGAATATGCTCCTAATATAACATCATTGAATAGTACGTTTTCAAATACTTCTGTATATCCAAATCAGGTATTTACAGCATTTAATTACATATCGAATAATACACTCGGAAATATTAGTAGAGTATTTGCTATGGTTAAAGCTCCAGAAAGTACAGCTGCTAATCCTGTAGTATTTAACTCTGTGTTCCAGAAGTTTACAAACTTAACAGATATAAATAGTGCATTTGTTTAGGATTATGCAAATTACACTAATTAGGGATATTTTAAGTTCATAGCAGTATTCCCATCTAATAGATATACAAGTGCTTCGCAATACTCTAATAATTAGAGATTTAGTAATGTATTTAGAGGCTATAGTAATGCTTATGTAGTACATGAGAATCCTAAGACATTGATTAATAATAATATAACAAATAATTATAAAACCGTATAATGGATGCGGGATTAAATTAATATAATAATATGAATACAGCAAAATTAGTTAATTCCGCACTTACTGGTGGCGGTTTAATATATCCAGAAAATCTTAACGTTATTATCGGTAATGAGAATAAAGGTTACCCAAAAGGTTATGTGTTAGATGCTAATGCTACATTGAGTTTAGCTGGCCAAGCATCATCTGGGTCTGGATCATAGACCCCTGGACAACAAGGTAGTAATCCAAATAACACAAGTTCAGGTCTTGATAAATATATAAAGCCAAACGAAGTGTTACAGGGTAATGATGCCGATAATCCTGGTAATAAATTTTATGTAAGATCCCTTGATATGCTATCTGATATATAGAATGGATTTTTGTCTATTGATTTGTAGAATAAAGAATATCCTGCTGATTTTTCAACTAATTATACAAGTGGATCTGCAAATTTAAATTTAGGAGAAATTAATGTTCTTTTAGGTAAAAATAACATTGGTATAGGATCTGGTGTATATGCAGCAAATAATTCAAATTCTAATATTTTATTAGGATATAGAATCGCTATATAGGTTAGTAAAAATCCTGGTGGCAAATTAAGACTATTGGTCAAAAAGAATAGTATTATTGAATACTCCTTAAAGGAAGGCTTATATGGAATAACTGATAGATTTGCTATCATTAAGGATGGTAATAAATTTTCATTTAAAAAAATATCAGATACAAATGTTTTAACTAGAGTATCTAATTCGTTTACAAGAATAGATGATAACACTATAGAAATGATAAATCCAAACTTAAATAAGTTAAACGAATGTGATTATGTAGTAGGATTATCAGTTACGTCTGATGGTGAATGTAATATATCGTGTGGTCATGCTATTTATAATGGTAGCACTAGTTCTATAATTGTTGGAACAGCCTTAAGTACTAATGCTTTATCAAGTGGGAAATATCCATCTAATATTTAGTGTTTTGGTACAGGAAATAAAGTTTCTAATAGTTCAGAATTTGCAAGCGGGGCTTATAATGTATCAAATAATAAAACCGTAGGAAATTATCAATATAATACGGTATTTTCTATTGGTGCTGGATCTTTATCAAAAGGTAATTTAAACGCTCTTGAATTAATTGCTAAGAAAAATACTACAGATAATACTTCTATAAATGCATTATACGTAAATGGAGTTGGTGGATATGATGGTACAAATGTTTCTGATGATAATACAAAATCATTACAACAAGTTATCTCTGATATAGAAACAGCAGTATCTTTAAATAGTAACGGCCCTTGGAATGTAGATATAACATCAGAGTTTGTTAATGGTAACGTTACTATCAAACCATTATCAATGTGGTCTATAAGTCAAGGTGTAAAACGTGTTTATTTTACAGCAAATTTAAAACAAGGTGACGTAATCACTATTCCAGATACCCTTAGAATGTATATTGGCTGGAAGATCTCTGATAATAGATTTGGTATGGCAGATTGGAATGTTGCTGGTAAGAAATATACAGTTACTACAGATAGTTATTATGTAATATTAATAGCTACTGAAAATGATAACCCTGGTGTTCAAACAAATAATTTGCCATCTTTTGGAAAGGTAATGTTAAGAACATCTAATCCAGAGTTTAAACCTACAGCTCAAACCGATGCTAAGAAAGATCATACTAACGATGATAAAGTTATGCGTGGTATTGCTCATCAAGGTTTCCACAAAACTGAGAGAGCTAACTCGTTAGCTGCATTTAGAGCTGCTGCAAAAGAAGGATGGAGATATGTAGAAACTGATACATATATGACAAAGGATGGTAAGTTTATTGTAAGTCATGATGACAATATCCCAGTTGGTTATACTAATGGTACAACAACACTTACAGATACATCTTATAAATACGAATAGCATACTCTTGATGAAATACTTGCATTTCATGGTCCAAATGGAGAAAAGGTTGATACTCTTGAAGATTTCTGTAAATTATGTAAAGAGTG